ATGCCACTAGTCGCAGCACCAGCAGTATAAAAGTGCAACTCCCCATCAATCCAAGCACCACCATTCCCTGTACCCAATGGAGCCTTTGCTGCAATACCAGCCATAGTTGCCTGATAAGGGCTTGCGCCTGATTCTTTCTTGGAAAATAAAAGCATTGGCGACCAGCCACCCGCCGTTGCGTTATTGTTGTATAATATTAAACCTGCTTTCTGGGGGGCGGTGGTTGTGGCATCATTAACAGAAACCATTAACCCTAAATCTGATGTATTCGTTATTACAGATGTCCCTATGTGCAACAATGCCCCACCAGAGCCAGTAAAATCTCCACCTTGCTTTATGTGTAGGTTTGCGCTTGGCGCACTAGTCCCGATGCCGACTTTGCCAGAGCCCATAACAGCTAAAGCATTGGTGTCTGATCCAGTATTAACTCTTAACGCGTAGGCTGCCGTGCCCGTACTTGCAACCTGAACATTAAGCCCATGAGCAGCTGCATGAGTAGCGCTATTATATAAATAAGAAAGATACACGCCATTAGCTGGAGCGGCTGTGACATGAAGCTTGCTTGATGGCGCAGTGGTCCCGATGCCGACATTGCCGTCAGACTTAATATGCATGGCTTGAGTGCCACCCATACCATTATAACCATCGCCCGTAATAGACCCGCTAACGAAAAATCTTAATGTGTTAGAGGAGGCTAATGTGGCATTACCATCCCCTACTGCTAAAGTTGCGACTTGAGCCGGAGACGCTGTCTCATATATTTTTAAGCACGGAACATCAGAGGCTTGTATTAAAACACTATCATGGGCTCGGGCGGCAATAGCAGCTTGGTTATCTGAGCAAAAAGCAGCAGTCCATCTACTTGAAGCAGTGGATGCATCCCTAACCTCCAAGGTGGCGGCTGGAGCAGTAGTCCCGATGCCGACGTTGCCGTTATCTAACCATTGCACAAGGCTGGAAGCATTATTTGTGGTACGAATTTGACCCCCACCAGACCCACCGTAGAGATACGTCATGGTCGCATCCCCTTGCACAAAGTTATGCCCCGAAAGCTGGTGTATTTTATTTACCCCAGATAAATTCATTACCTGTGTGAACGTAGCACTAGTACCCGTCAGCGGAACCGTCAATGTCGCAGCGGTGTTGCTTACTGACATTCGGCTGACCATTGTTAAGTCGCTGCCAACCGCTGTCTGCACCGCCCCTGCCGTGGTTAAGAAGTTTAAAGTGTTACTGCCTATCTGAAGTATAGACCGAGAAGTAGAGAAATTACTCAGCGTAGAGGTGTAGCCAGAGCCACCAGCCTTGCCAACAGCAGCATATCCAAGGGTTATCGCGCCTGTAGAGTATTGATTCCCAATCACGCCAATGTGGTGCGCTGTTCCGCTGTAGTTTTGACGCATCCAAACACCGCCGCCTGTAGAGGAAGGCCCACCTTGAATTATCCCACTAAACGTAGCCGTAGTACCCGTCAGCGCACCGCTGAACGAACCCGTTCCTGTGACTGCTAGTCCCGCCGCTAATGTTGTAAGGTTTGAAGTCTTATTGACACTAATAGCTATAACGCCAGCAGCGTTGTATAGTTCAAACGCACTTGTCTCTGATGCTGCCCCTTGACCAAGAAGCCATTTGTCAACACCAGCCTCTTGGAATTTAATCCTATTGGCTTTACTGGCTACCCCATTTAATATAGTTTGAAGATTGGTGGACGCTACTGCACTCCCTAGAGTATTTGTCATAGAGGATGCCGTCAGCGCTCCGCTGAACGTGGCTGCTTCTGCTTTAAGATTTGCATAATTTGCTATGGTTACATTACCAGCAGTTGTTGCTGTATCAGTTGTATTAATGAAAGCAAACTGGTCAGCGCTCTCATCCCATATCATGCCAACATTAGTGCCTGTTCCCCTCTCCATGATAAGCCCACAGTCCAAGGTAGGAGTTCCCGTCTGGACTCTAGCTAAAAGCATTAAGGGATCGTCTACTAATAAATTGGTAGTACTGACCGTCGTGGTTGTACCGTTGATTGTTAAATCTCCTCCTACGGTTATGCCTCCGGCTGTTGTTATAGTCCCTATATTCGTAAGGTTTCTACTAGCATCTATTACCGTTGTTGAACCAATGTTAAAACCACCTAAAGCGTTAATCGTATAGTTGTCTCCACTACCCCTTGTTACTACATCATGCCACGCTGTTCCTCCATTATTAAGTATTTTATAATTACCGCTGTTGTATACTGCAGATGAACTTAAATGGCCAGTTGATACAAGATTTGCTCCACTTGTAATAGTTCCACTAGTAGTAATAGCTACAATATTAGATAAGTTTCTAGAATTGTCTATTACTTGAGTATTGTTTATGTACAACTTACCCCGGACATTAGTGACGCTAGTTGCGACAGTTGTATTTGGGATAACCTCAAAACAAGGTGATGTAGGAGTAGCGTGACCAAAAATCTGGAATCCGTAGGTATTGCCCCACCCACCAACGATCATTTGTACAGCGGCCCCAGTTACTAAGCCCCCAGTATCAGCTGTTATATCTGAGCCTATACGCCAGTTGGCATCTGTTCCTCCTCTAAAATAGTGCGACTGCCCTGTTCCTTGAGAAATATATCCACTAAACGTAGCAGTAGTACCCGTAAGCGCACCAAGTCTAGCCGTACCATTAACATCCAACAAATAACTCGGCGCAGTAGTCCCGATGCCAACCTTGCCGTCATTAAGTATAGTTAATACTTCTGTTGTTTCGTGCTTAAAGAAAAAGTCTGATTTGTCTGGACCTGAAGATATAAACCTATTTCCGATATGCCAATCCGCTGAATATGTTCGGAAATGAGCTATCGCCATAGAACCCACGGTAGTACTATTGTTATCTATTCGGATTCCGTTACCACCCCAGTTACCACCACTACCACCACTTAATACAGTGGTGTTGTCGGTAAATTCAGTATGAAGTTTATAATAAGGCGTATCAGTCCCAATACCGACTCTGGCGTTTCCATCTACAACAAATTTAAAATGGGGAAGGCTTGGTGTTCCTCCATTAGATGCGTAAATTAAATAATCAGCAACATCCCAATCGTGATTGTATAATTTTAACACTCTACCACCACCAGAATCATTACTTATAGTGGCGGCATAATTTGCACTAGCGGCACTTCCAGATACATGAAGGTTAGAGGTTGGCGCAGCAGTCCCGATGCCGACTTTGCCGTCTCCTTTAACGGTCATGGTTGTTGAGCTAACCCCCCTAAAGTAAGTCGCGCTCGTGTCAGAGGTGGAGATGTAGTTTGTTCCAGCGTCGTTATAGTTTAGGTGTGTCGCGGAGGAGCTGGAACTTTGTATTCTTGTCTCTCCGACTACGTCAAGTTTCTTACCCGGCGCAGTAGTTCCGATACCGACATTGCCGTCAGAAGTAATCCGCATGCGTTCTGTTGGCACAGTATCTGAAGTCGCTGTCCTTGTACTGAAATATAAACCGCCAGCCGTGAACCCAACTGCGCTTTCCACCACACCTCCTACGGCTGCCATAGGTTGAATATAGCTTCCACCAAAACCAAGAACACTTTTATTGTTTAGAGAACCAGCATTCGTAACACGAACACCGTCATTAGCAGTATCTATCGCTCCTACCTGTAAAGATTGTCGTGGCGATGTAGTCCCGATGCCGACATTACCAACAGAAGTAATACGCATATGTTCAGTATTACCATTTGTAGCAAATCGGATAAAATTGTCATTCTCACATTGAATCATCCAATCTGTACCTGCATCTAAAAGCCCTACGCTTAAACCAGCCGCATATACATAGCCATCTGTAGTACCACCACTATCTTCAAACTGTATTCCTGTATGACTACCGCTTCCTTTTATCTTAAGTGATGAATTGTAACCTCCACCTGCGATTTCTAACTTTGAATCTGGCGCAGTAGTCCCTATACCGACATTGCCGTTAGTCAGCACTACCATTTTAGTTGACCCCGCAGGAGCAAACCTCAACATCTTTCCGCTACTCGTTTCAAGGTACCCACCAGCAGAGCTGGCCATATACATTTGAACGTAGCTTGAGTCGGTACTATCTTCCGAACGAATATGAGGGATGCTGCCGCTAGTAAATGCACCACGAACATGAAGTAGTGTAGCTGGCGCAGTAGTCCCAATGCCGACTTTTCCAGCAGAATCAATCCGCATCCGCTCATTAGCGCCAGCAGTATAAAATTGAATATTTTGGTAACCGCTACTATTGTTACCAGTATCATCCCCATATAGTTTTAAATTATAATCCGATTTAATTGTAGCATCTGAAGCAGAGCTATCAAATTTCAAATAACCATCCGACCCTCTAAGGTCTAGCTTTGCGGTTGGGGTTGCCGTACCAACACCTCTTTTAAAAACACCTAAAGTGCCTCTTCTTACTATTGCTGTTGATGCGTCTCTGTTTGCCATTTATTTTCCTTATGTTACACTATTTGCTGTTCCTGTAAATTCGTACATTACGGTACAACTCACTGAGCCTGTATTTGTTTTAAATTGTATTGCAAAATCCGCATTGCCGTCATTTAAAGTTGGATCAAGAATTTGCGATGTTATATAATCACTATTATGTTGGTTTGTAACTTCTCGAATAACTGTACCGGGTTGAGAGTACCTTACCGTCGAACCTTTTTGTATAAAGTATTCAGACATATAACCTATTGCGCTATGACCTGACCAATCTCCACTTATAATAACTTTTAAATATCCGCTCTTATGATTTGCCAAGTTGACGGTGACGCCTGTTGCGTATGTTGTTCCTACAGTTACGCTGTTTGTACCTCTCCAATGGTTATCGCCGATTCTGGCTACGTCACCGGTTCCTGCTACGTGAATCTTAGCAGATGGCGTAGTAGTCCCGATGCCGACATCGCCGTCAGCCTGAACAACTAAACGATTTGTTCCTCCCTGATCCAGAGTCAACAGGTTCCCAGAACCGTCTCCACGCACATGAAGAATCTGACCTGAAGACGAAACATGATCGGATCGGATTGACACAGTAGCACTAGTGTCTACCCCGGTATGAACCATGTTGGTGTAGAAATATCCCGTTGCATTTCCTGCGGACGAGCTAACAGCTTGAAATGCCCGTGCCGTAGAATCTCCCATGACAAAAAGTTTAGCAGTTGGCGCAGCAGTCCCGATGCCGACTTTGCCGTCTTGCAAGAAAGTCACCCTGTCTACAGTGCTGCCAAAATTATCAGCCAGCGTCCGTATATTTAAAGCCCCTGCGTTGTGATAGAATGCCCAGTTTTGGTTTGTTGAATTTATTTCCTTGAAAACTAATGTCGGGCCATTAGATTCAATCATCACCCGATTGTCTGGCCCTTGATAGAAATGAACATCAGCAGCGGGACTAGTTGTCCCGAAGCCGACTTTACCGTCCCCCTTAATAGTCATCCGGGTTAGCTTGCCTGCCCCGGTCGCCTGAGTTTGAAGCTGTAGTTGCGCAGAATCCGTTGCGCCGTCTTGGGTGACTCTAATTTGAGCCATGTATTTATCTAAATTTGCATTACCAAAACTAATCGCCCCAAGAACTCCTGATGTATCTCCAGTCGTGCGCAATAGAAGCATATCCGCACCCCCGGTAGCTTGTAGATCAAGAAGAGTATCTGGCGCAGCAGTCCCGATGCCGACATTGCCACTGTCACTAGAGAAAAGGGCAGAATTCTGTAAAGCCCCAGCTCCATTAAACCTTGGTACATAATTATCGGTGCCGCTGCCGCTTATGGTGCCTGAACCCGCCGCGCTCCAACTTATGTTGCCGCTGCCGTCTGTTGTTAGTGTTTCTCCGTTACTTCCGGCGCTGCCATTGATTTTAAATTTGGCTGACTTGAGATCTAAAGTGCCGTCAGCCAAAATCCTCAGCCTTTCCACGCCAGCAGTGGCTATCGCTAACGTATTGGCGGCTGGCCTCCATAACCCCATATCGGAGTCTCCATTAAATATTAACGAAGGAGCAGCGGCACTTCCCGTCGAGTCTATTGATACAAACGCAGTCCCCGCCCTTAAAACCGTACCTACACCACCCGATTGAACATCTAAAGGGTATGCTGGCGCAGTAGTCCCGATGCCGACATAGCCGTTAGTTTTTATAGTTACATCTGCCGCCCCATCTGAACCAACAAAATTTAAACCATTGGTATCGGTCATTATCCCCGAATGCAGAGAGCCGTTTTTTCCAAATTGTATCTGTCTTGCGGCTGCCGTATCATCACGGCTCAAATTTAAATATCCCGGCCCTAACTCGTAACTGTTTTCATCGGCTACTGTTCCTCCCACTCCAGCCGCAGAAGTTCTGAGAGTTAAAAGGGAGGTTCTCGTATATCCATTAACATCAAGCTTAAAACCTGAAGTTGGCGAAGCAGTCCCGATGCCGACATTGCCGTTAGCCAGCATAGCCAAACCAGTAGAGCCAGAAAATGTCGTTCCTCCAACAGCGGTGGACGGGCCAATGTGCAAAGCATTGTTTATCTCTTGTACCGCTACTTGAAAATTGTTTTTGTTTGGAGTAGCGAGACTGTCAAAAAACATTAGACGCCTATAAGCACCCCCATCAGAAGATATTCGCACCATCGACCCATGAACATCTAGCGTAGCTGCTGGCGCATTAGTCCCGATGCCGACTCTATCAGCCATCATCGTAAAATAGTCTCTGGTTTCGGTGTTACTAACGGCGACAGGAGTGGTGCATGAAAGGGACGATACTATGAGTGCGGCGGCAGAACCCGCGTGCACATGCCCCTCAACAAAAATCTGAACATTGTTTCCTAAACTGGTCAGACTGTATATCGGCAGCCGTAAAGTTGTACCGCTAACCTCAAAAGCACCAATTTTGAACTTACCCGCAATATCTCCTATGTTTGCTATAACTTCTGAAGACTGTGAGCTGATGCCAGCGCTGACGTTTCTTCCTATTGCAAACCGCTTCGTATATCTACCTGTAATGTTTGTGTTGGAATAAGAACCCGTTAGCGTTACTTCTATCCATCCCCACGGATTAGAGTTACCAAAGGAAATATAACCGACTAAATTTGCTGTTCCATTAGCAAAACTAGCGGCGAATGATTTAGAAAAATGGTATGTTGTCCGAAGTGAATCAAAAAGCCCATCACCAGCAACATGAAGCTTTGCTGTTGGCACAGTAGTCCCGATGCCGACATTGCCGTCATCTCTTTGTACAGTTAAACGGTTGACCACGTTTGTATCAACACCTGAAGACAAGTAGAGCTTGTTGTCGCCACCGTCATATTTCCATTGGAATCCATACACATTAGCAGATCCGAATGGGGAAACAGAAGTTCTCTCAATTAGGCTCAACGAGCTATCTTGGTTGCCCGGTGAGGAGACTGTCAGTTGACTATGTGTTGCGTGATAGACATCTAGCGTGGTTGTTGGCGCAGTAATCCCGATGCCGACTTTGCCGTCAACCGCTATACGCATACGTTCAGTCGGGGTATAAAGCGTATTCGCAGTTTTTCCTGTGTCACCATAGAAAAGGTGCGCCCCGTTTAGTTGACGGTAAACAGAAGGAGCTGTAGAATTAAGTGTCTTATAACCGTTTGAAGAGGCGGGATTATTTACAACTTTAGCCCCAGCCGTAATGATAATGTTGCTACCGCTGTTTGCCACACCTATACAAGCCGATGCGTAGTCTCCGTTGTAAGTGTCTGCGTTATTTATATATAATGCTAACCCTTGTGTCCAAGCAGCATCCTCCTCTATATTAACAGTTGCCCCCGCATCAATTAACGAGGCTGAAGTTGTTCGTATATCCAGTTTACAAAGCGGCGCAGCAGTCCCGATGCCGAAATTGCCGTTGGAAAGAAGGCGCATTTTCTCTCCTGATGTATGAAAAGCTATTTCAGACCCAGATGTGCTTGGGTTTTTTAGGTATGAATAGCCAGCGTTGTCAGCAGAACGAGCGATAAACCAGTACCCGCTTCTCGCTTGAATATTTCCTGTTACAGAAAGTTTCTGATCTGGCGCAGTAGTCCCGATGCCGACATTGCCGTCTTTATTGATGGCAAGTCTTGTGGTAGTAGGTACGCCGCCCGCTGCTGTGCTGCTTAATATTTCAAAGGTTCCGTATGAATTATAAACGCTGGAAATTTTCCAGTTCCTATTGTTGGTAGCGGCGTTATCGCTGTAAAACTCAATAGAAGGATAGGTAGCAGACTGAATTCGTAGATTACTATATCCAGAACTTGCGGAGTCTAGTTTCACATGGAGCTTTGCGAGTGGCGCATTAGTACCGATTCCGACATTGCCGTCAGATTTAATACGAAACCGTTCTGTGTAGCTACCATCAAGTCCAGTTTGAACAATAAAGGCACCATCAACTCGCGATGAAGTCATTGTATCAGCAACGAATCCTAATCTCCCCATCCCGTCAGTAGTTGTACCTGTTCTTTCAGCATCAAAACGAATAAGCGCACCAAAACCTACTGCGGTACTACCAGAAGACGTGTGCCCTAACCTTAATACATCTGTCGGTGTGTTGGTAGCCGATGAATCTAAAATCGCGTGAAGTTTTGTCGCTGGTGCAGTAGTTCCTATACCGACATTGCCGCCGTTGGGATTTATCGCCACATTTTTCCAAGCAAGACTATCGTCTAACCCCTGAATAATACCCACATCTACACTAGCATGATAAGTAAGTATTAAATACTTTGTAACATCTGCTGAATCCGAAACCAAGAGAGCTTTGTTGATAGTTGGACTTTCTCCATAATTTGAAGCGTTAACATGAAGTCCTCCATACGGCGCAGTAGTCCCGATGCCGACTTTGCCAGAGTTGGTTATAACCATTCTATCAACGTTATTTACATCATCATAAAATTCTAAAGCTGTTGATCCTGTTACAACTAAGTTTTGTCCTATTCTCCAAGTATCTACCCCGTTACTTCTAAGTTTTAACTGTACATTAGTTGTAGATGTATTCTCTATGGTTATCCCAGTGGCCCCACTAAACGTAGCGCTAGTACCCGTAAGCGCACCGCTGAATGTTGCGCTTTGGTCTGATGCTAGAAAAAGAGCCGAGTTATTACCGCCAGTATCAAACCGCAAAGCCCCTGCTGCATTATTTGCTCTGATGTAGTTATTAGCCCCACGACTAAAGTTTAAAACCGCACCTTGGTTATCTATAGACCATGTCCCTAAAGTGCCAACTACACTAACACCACCTGTCGCTTGCAATGTGCTTGAGAATGTACCAGTAGTACCCGTCAGCGCACCAGCGAGGATCACATCCCCACCGTTTATCCTAAAATCACCGCCACCAGAATTGTCCCAATAGAAATCGCCATTTGACCCAGAACCGTAGCCGAAGTAGCCAAGGTTATTGTCGCCAGAATCTTTAAACCGAATATACGGTGTTGCGGAATTACCCGTATTGAGAGTGTCCTTGATGGTCAACAAGTCTGCTGCGCCAGAAGAAGCAATCGCCAGCGCACCGCCAAAAAAAGATGAACCAGTTCCGCTGTCTATACGAAAATAGTTATTTGTTCCCCCGCTGCTTGTCACACTCAACAAGGGGTAGCCAGCCGTAGGCGAAGCGGGTTCTTCTATCCAGCAAGTATAAGGGCTTGCCGCTGTAGTATTCTTTAAGTGCAGAGCATAGCTTGATCCGCTTGCTGCGCTAAAAACACCCCTAGTACCCGCCAGCGCACCAGCGAGCGTTGTTAATTTAGTAGCTCCCGTAAATGTGGCAACTGCTATGCCCTTTCCGTCGCCAACTACGAAATTTCTGAACTTGGTTTGCCCCCCTGCGTAACCGTAATAATTAACCCATGCGTTCCATGTATCGCTGGTTGACGTATAACCTACATTCCAAGACCATCCGTTTGCGCCCAAGAAGTAACTCCCTCCACCACCAATTTTGACATCTCCATTAAGGTTGGAAGTGCCACTAAACGTATGTGCTTGAGAATGTACCAGTAGTACCCGTCAGCGCACCCGTCCCAGTTACGGCGAATTTAGCAGTAGAACCGTCAGAGGTTATTCTTAAAGCGTCGGATGCGGTTGTTGTTTGCTGAATGTGTACCGCTGGACTAGTTCCCCCACTCGCGGATAGTTGTACAAAATCCGCCATCGCTCTTGTGGCAGATGCTACGGTACGCGCGACTTGAAGCGCCCTCCCTGTTCCCGCTTGCGTTGCTTTTAGTATCGCCGCCGCCCCATCATTGGTCGTCCCGCTCAGCGCAGCTACTCCGGCTTTAAAACCTGCATAACTCGCAGGAGTCAAAGTGGTGCCTGAAGCATCGTCGGTAGTCAGTATAGCAGCAAATACGTCATCGCTCTCGTCCCATATAAAAGCCGCATTATTTGAACCCCCTCTTAACCCAAGGAACCCTATGTCAACAGTCGGCGTTCCGGTTGTTTGGCCTTTTGCTAATTGTAAAATTGGATCCTCAATAAGAATATTAGAGGTGTTGACTGTTGTAGTCGTGCCGCCAACGGTAAGATTACCATCAAGAACTATATCATTAGCGTATAAATCAACGAAATTAGATTCTCCAGAATCTTTAAACTCGAATCTGCCGCTACTTGTGCGCAACACAGTCGTTACATCTCCTGCATCAGTAAATGCTACCTTGGTCGAAGCTGGTGTTATGAGTACGTTTTGTGCCATTTTATTCCTCTGTTACTAATTTGTTGACGTCTTTTCTTTCTGCTAATATTAAGTAAAAATAATTTAAATCATTACTATTTTTTCTTTTTTCATCCGATTGCACATGTACTGTATTATTTTTAATTGACTCTACATATATATGTTGATGTTTTCCTATTGGTGTTAATTGAACTGTTATACTATCTTCGTCTATTAGCTTGGTCCAGTATTCTGGTAATTCAATTATATTAGAACCACTCTTGCCGCGGATGTAGACTCCGTTCTCCGGTCCCTCCAAGGAACCGTGTCTTAACTTCTTGCCGGGTTTAGTCGGGTGATCGATTAAGAATGATTTGGTTGTAGCGGATAACTGGCCAGTTACTAACAAGTCGCCTGTAACAGTCGCTCCGGTTGAAGTCGTGGCTAGTTTTTCACTACCGTTATGATACATGGACGCAACGTCACCAACGCCCTTAAATAAATTATTGCCAGAAGAATTTTCCACACGGAAGTCGTCTGACTTTAGCTTTAACGCACCTGTTCCAGTATCCTCAATGTACGAATGATTACCATCATGGTAAAGCTGCAGATCCTTACCCGTACCTAAAGCTATTCTTGAATTATCTTGCCACTTTGTGTACGCCACTGTTGTGCCGCCAGAATAGGTTGTACTGCCCCCGTCTAAAGTGAAGTAATCAAAGGTTCCACCACCGTCACCTCTGTCGGCTGCAAAGATAAGGTCTCCATCAGTTACGGTACTTTTAATCCAAAATGCACCAGTAGTGTTGGATATGTAGCTATGAGAACCGTCATGGTAAATTTCTAAATCGTTAGATGACCCAAAAAACGCTTTCTTGGTATCGGCCAACTTGAATGATTCCAAGTTGTACATATCCAGAACAGAGTTAATTATATTGGTCCCGCCCATTTGGAGGTTTCCGCTGGTTATATCAACATTGCCGTCGGACTTAATCCGCATCTGCGTTGTAAGCGAACCGCTATTCGCTCTAGTGGCAAAGTATAGGTCTGTGTTTCTGTCGCCAGCATCTACAAACTTCGCGCCCATTCGGCCAGTTATATAGCCAGTTGAGTTGTAGAAATCTATGGAAGCAATATTACCGTTTGTGTCAGAAGTATTACGAAGTTTAATCTGCGGCCCTGCTCCCGTTGCCAATTCGTTGGTATTTGTATCTCCTTTTTCAAGATGAAGGAGTTGGTTCGGCGTAGCAGTCCCGATGCCAACGCTACCGCTAGTAGCAATCCTCATCCGTTCCGAAGTATAGGTTAAATTTTGGGTCGTATCTTCGTGAGTATAAAACCTTAAATCAGTTCCCCAAGTAGAAGTACTTAACCTTTGACCAGAAATGCCAGACCAATGAGAACCACCCGTTCCAAACCAAACACCTACAGATGAAGTGTCGTTCGTGCTGTTTGTAATACTCAACCCCTTCATGGTGGAACTTTTAATGGCATTACCACCAACAATAACAGAACCAGCAGCGTTTATATGGGTTTTGGTTAATGGCGCAGTAGTCCCGATGCCGACTTTGCCGTCATTTTTCATAACAGCTAAAGTCGACCCATCAGCATCATCTTGTCTAAAAAGAATGTCTCCACTCCCCATAGAACTTATTACCATACCACCATCTTCGTCTGCCCTAATTCTCCCTTTTGTAACAGAATTACTTTGAAACTCAAAAACCCCTTGGGATGAACCGCTTGTTCCCATTTCAAGAATCATTGCAGGAGCATTATATGCTAACCCATCAACAGCAACTTCAAGTTTAGCTCCCGGCGCAGTAGTCCCGATGCCGACCTTGCCGCCAGTGATTCTAACAATCTCCGCCCCAGCCTCTTTAAGCCTTAAGTCGTGCGAAGCATCAATTGCAGAAAAACCAGCAGCATCATCAGCTATGATTTTAGTATAAACTGTCGCAGCCGCTAACCTATGCTCCACTATATTTCCAGCAGCAACATACTGATGAAGTTGTACGGCTGGCGCAGTAGTCCCGATGCCGACTTTGCCGTCCTTCAGAATCGTCATTTTTATTGCGGTCGGATTACCAAGCCTAGCCGCAGAGGTAGAGAAAGTTAGATCACCGTAGGCTGCGTTGTTAGTGTTTATAGCCCAATTTCGAGCATTGGTATCTGCATAAGTGGAGTAAATACCAATTGCGGGTGAGGTAGCAGATTGTACAGTTAAGTTTTTCTCTGGAGAAGTAGTCCCGATGCCGACTTTGCCATCATGAAAAATAGTCATTCTCGTAGCCGCAATATCTGCGGATACAGTATCGAATTTCAAATTGCTGCTTGTTGAAGCGTCACTATTCCAAGAAGAAGCACCCTCGGTTCGGATTCGCGCTGCGATGACGGGCGTACTCTCGTCAGTCCTTTTGGATGAGAAAGTAAGCGCAGTACCGTAGCCGCCATTTTGGGTATTCGTAACCGCTATACCAGTAGTATGATTTCCAGCCGCAAAGCTGAATGCAGCAGTAGTACCCGTCAGCGAACCCGTCAGCGTGGTGTTGCCAGTTACCGCTAGTGTTGTGCTGAACGCAGCGCTAGTGCCTGCCAGTGCGGCAGTTAAGGTCTTTGCTCCTCCGATAGTCTGAGCGCCAGTAGTGTAGACTCCGTTCGTAACGGTTGCCGCGTTGCCGGTAGTATTAGTCGAAGTTGTAGCGTTACCTACTAGAGCTGCGGTAACGGTTGTAAAAGTAGCGGTAGTGCCTATTAAAGCACCTGTTAGTGTTCCTCCCGTTAACTCAAGAAAAGTCCTGCTATCCTTATAAAGGGTACCATTGCTATTCATCGTAACGAAATATTGCATTCCGTTTAAGTTTGTTAATCCAGAAATTTTAGCAGTGTCCGCCTCCAGTATCCCGAAATATACCTGCTTCCATTTTTTAGAACTGCTTCCGAGATAACCAGAGTCATTTCCGTTTATTGGCTCAAGATTGTTTGTGGTAACGACGCCGTCAGAAGCAATTCGCATACGTTCTGAACCGCTAGTATAAAACTTCTGTGTGTCGGTTGTAAAGTTTATATAATTATTGGTGTCTGCTGTATGTCGAATATTTTCATCAACATATAAGGTTCCACCCGCTGTAAGACTTGAAGCTGATGTGATTGTTCCTGTTCCCGTAGTTGTTATATTTCCGGGAGTCGTCAGAGATCCAGCCTTAAAGGCCGCATAACTTGCTATAGTTATATCATTGTCGTCGGCTATTTCAGTTGTATTGATTACTGCAAATTGATCAGCAGACTCATCCCAAATAAACCCAACGTTTGTATCACTGCCACGCTCGACGATAAATCCTGCATCCAAAGCCGCTCCACCAGTTTGATTCTTGGCAAGTAAGAGAACCGGATCTTCGACAAGAACGTTCGATGTATCGACCGTAAACGTCGTACCTGAAACAGTAAGGTTGCCTCCGACTATAACGTCGCCGGTTGTTTGGAGTTGAGCACTTGGGGTTGCTGTTCCTATACCGACATTGCCGTCAGATATAATCCGCATTCGCTCTGCACCCTGAGTAAACCATCTTTGGTAATTGGCTCCACTTGCATCCTTGACGATTTGATAATCCGTGCTAACAAAAGTCCCATCGCTTTGACGAGTATCGACAGTGAAGTTGATCCCCCCCGACATGCTCGTAATACTATGTGTACTAGTCGCATCTGAGTCCTGAATATAAAAAGCTGGAGAAGTGCTGGATATGTGCAGTAATGAGCTTGGCGCAGTAGTCCCAATACCGACTTTGCCGTCGGCTAGAATCCTCATTTTTTCCGTGTCGCCACCTGTGTAGAAAGTCGTAAACCCTGTTGTGTTGCTAGACTTAAGTCTTAATTCATTTGAGGCTTCTCTACCAATCTGATGAGAGCTTCCCCCAAACCGAATACCCTTATTGCTATCTACAAAAATATAATCACCAGCAACATGAAGTTTATAGCTTGGCGAATATGTTCCAATGCCAACCTTGCCATCGCCCTTAACAACAAAACGATGCGACCCAGCACTGTAAGCCGACAAAATAGCGTCCGAGCTAGTAGAATCTACTCGCACTAGTAGTCCATTTCCTACACCCCCATGTGTGTTGTAAATTCTGGACAACCAAGTCGCGCTAGATGCCGCCACTTCTAAAGTGTATCCCGGCGCGCTAGTTCCGATGCCAAAAAGACCCGCTGACGTTAAACGCGCTTTCTCCGAACCCGCAGTATAGAAAAATAATGTATCATCATCAGAAGTCTTCTCTGTGCTAACGTAAGTATCCTGATCAACATCGATTACTCCACCGAGTCCCTGCCAGTTGCTATTTTGATATCCTTCAAATTGATTGGTGGTGGTATTGAGACGCATCAAACCATCAGCAGTCGCTGGCCTTTGGGCTGTTGTACCTACCGGAATCTTAATGGCGTCAGTAGCTGAAATATCCAAAGCCACAGAAGGAGAAGCTGTACCGATGCCAACGTTCGCAGCGAAATGCGCAACACCGGTGACACTTATAGTATCACTGAACACCGCATCATCTTCGACATAAAGGTCGCCTCTGGTAGTAATCTTATCGGTTGTCGCATCCCCTAAAGTAAAATCACCACTTACAGCTAGGTCACCCAAGATCGTTACGTCATCTGAAAAAGTTTTATCGCCCGCTATAGTTTGATTTCCGGCTAACAAAACGGCGTCGCCACTAAGACTGGTAATGTTAGTATTGATAGTCGCAATATCGGTATCGTTACTAGAGACCTGCGTTTGCAAGCTTCCAGTAGCTGTCTGTAAAGCTGATACGTCGCCGTCGTTACTAGTAATTTGAGCCTGCAGGTTGCTACCGGTCGCAGCGAGATTCGTTGTTAACGTGGAAATGTCAGAGTCGTTACTCGTAACTTGAGTCTGCAGGCTTCCAGTCGCGGCATTTAACGCCGTTATGTCGGAATCGTTACTAGTGATCTGATTTTGTAGGGTAGTTCCTGAAGTCGCTAAATTAGTAGTTAGCGTATTATCAGCAGAGTCTACATAAAGCTTTGTAGTTAGGTGTCCGTTTTGAGTCGGGGTAGCTGCGGAAGCTGTACCATCTACAGTTAAACTTCCGGTTATTTCAACAGCATCAGCGAAGAAAGCGTCATCTTCAACATAAAGATCGCCTCTCGTAGTTATCTTATCGGTTGTTGTGTCTCCTAATGTAAAGTCCCCGCTTACCGCAAGGCTTCCTGAAATAGTTAGGTCTCCGGCAACGAAAGTATTACCTGCGTTATCTATCTTTGCTCTTTCCCCTCCGGCGGTATAGAAAAATAAAGTATCGTCATCGGTGGTTTTTTCTGTACTAACGTAGGTGTCTTGGTCTACATCTATAACTCCCCCGAGACCCTGCCAATTACTATTGCTATAACCTTCAAACTGATTACTGTCGGTATTCAAGCGGACCATGCCGTCCGCCGGTGTTGGTCTTTGTGCGTCGGTACCTACGGGAACTCTAATTGCATCTGTTCCTACGACTTCAAGAGAAACTGAAGGATTAGTTACCCCTATACCAACGCTACCAGCCGCTATTAGCTTGCTGCTAAAATGACTAGTTCCAACTACTTGAAGTTTGTATGTCGGCGCAGTTGTTCCTATTCCGACGTTACCGGAAAAATAGCTTTTATCCTCTCCGGTTACGTATAGTCCCCAGTTTTTATTCGGATTCGCGTTGGCGACCGCTATATAAGCCCCAAAGTTTTCAGTCGACTGACTAGCTCCGCTATACCCATCTGTATTGCTAACGTATAGGCCGTAAGTTTTAGCGTTGTTGCCCGACCAATGAGTTCCAACGCTATCTACCCTTAATCCGTATTTTATATCATTAGGGCCTGCGTTTGCTTCTGTGTTTGATATATGTAACCCGTAACTATCGGTAGTTACTGTACCTCCGTCCTGTAAAATATATAAACCTTTTGTCGCGACAGGATCTCCACCACCAATAGCAAAGTTGCCGACAGCCTTTACGTTACCACCATCCAAGACGGAGAGAATATTAGAAGCTCCGTCAAATAAATTTAAAATATCTCCTGTTCCAGATTGGGTTATTTTAGCCGCTACCGAAGTCGAATTTCTCGTCCAATCGAAATAACCATTAGGGGAAGTCAAGTCCGCTACTATAGCGTTTGCGGCTTTTATATTTGCATAGCTGGCTATAGTAATGTCGTTGTCGTCCGCGATTTCGTTCGTGTTGATGAACGTAAAATGATCCGAGGATTCGTCCCAAATGAAACCAACATTTTGGTCGGACCCACGTTCAACAATGAATCCAGAATCTAAAGCTGCTCCTCCTGTCTGGTTTTTCGCAAGTAGAAGAACTGGGTCCTCGACAAGAACATTAGACGTGTCAACAGTAAACGTAGTTCCAGAAACCGTAAGGTTACCGCCGACTATAACGTCACCGCTTGTTTGTAGCTGGACGCTTGGGGTTGTTATTCCTAAACCAACGTTGCCGTCCGAGTTAATTACTAAATGATCGGTTCCTCCGAAATTACTATTATTATTTAACTTTAATAAAGAGGAACTATGATCATAACCAATAGTGGCTTGTTGGGTTCCGTTTTGATCTAGTCGTATTGTAGCGTCTGATGTCGATCCTGCCTGCAATCTGAAAGTCGCATCCGAAGAATCCTGTACGTCCAGTCTGTATGATGGCGAAGCGCTCCCGATACCAACGTTTGTTCCATCGTCGTATATAATGGAATTCCCAATAGTATCCGCATCACTCCATTTAGGAATATAGTTTGCCGTACCGGTTCCATCAACACCAGTTATCTCGCTCAAGGACTTCCAATCTATAGCTGATCCGGTAGATATTAAAATTTGACCATTGGTACCGGCGGAATTGTTTGTATCATATATTGCGCCTGTTAAACGCAAATTACCATCGACATGAAGTGTTTGCGTGGGAGTATTAACTCCTATACCGACCTTACCCCCCTGCAGTAAAGTCATTGCTGTCGAACCGGCTGGCGATAATGTTATTTTGTTAGCTGTCCCTGCGGCGTAAGCCGTAAGAATGTCCAATGAGTTATCGCTCGAATCACTAAAATTAAATATAGCATGTTGGCTGTTGCTCCCACTTTGGCCAGTGTCAGTTAGTTTGATTTGGCTGCTGGAAGATTCAACTTGGAACTTTTTACTAGGCGCTGCACCTACTCCAACGTTTCCGTCACTATTAACAATAAGGGCCGGACTGGAAAAAGAGTTTCCACCGGGAAGGGTAGATGGAGTCACCGTCCAAGACTGATCCACTCTTTGGACTCCTAGTTCGTAATTGTACTTAGTAGGAGAACCGTCTGTGTCTTTATATCTTATATATCTTGCGGATCCTCCTGAAGAACCCAACTCCAATTGAGCGCTAGGAGTAGCCGACCCTACGCCTATACCAACATTACCTACAAAACGCGCGTTACCAGTAACGGTCATATCGTCACTGAAAACCGCATCATCTTCTACGAATAAATCTCCCCTTGTTGTTATGCTGTCTGTTGCGTCGTCTCCTAATGTAAAGTTTCCGCTTACTCCAAGAGTACCTAACACCGTTACGCCGCTGCTAAAAATTGTGTTGTCTGAAAAAGTTTTGCTTCCTGCTATAGTTTGGCCTCCAGCCAACAGAACAGCGTCGCCGCTTAAATTCGTAACCTTAGTGTTTAGGTCAGTTATATCTCCATCATTACTTGTGACTTGCGTTTGAAGGCTTCCGGTAGCTGTTTGCAAAGTCGATATGTCGGTGTCGTTATTTACAACTTGAGTTTGAAGACTTCCTGTTGCTGTATTTAACGCGGATATATCTCCATCATTACTTGTCGTTTGCGTTTGTAAACTTCCGGTTGCTGTATTTAATGCTACTATGTCGGAATCGTTACTTGTGATTTGATTTTGTAGAGTAGTTCCCGTCGTCGCTAAATTGGTAGTTAGCGTATTGTCGCTAGAATCTACATAAAGCTTTGTAGTTAAGTGTCCATTCGAACTTGGGGTAGCCGCCGAAGCTGTCCCGTCGACAGTTAGGTTCCCCGTTATATGTACCGCGTCCGAAAAGAAAGCGTCATCTTTTACGTATAGGTCACCTTGAGTTGTTATCCTGTCGGTGGTGGAGTCTCCAAGATTGAAATTCCCACTAACGTTCAAGTCGCCTGAAACAGTAAGGTCGCTTTCTATATAAGCGCTGCCAGAAGTATAAAAGCTTTTAGCTATATAAACATTTCCATTATTATTTATTTTTGCCCTCTCTATTCCCGAGGTGTAAAAATATAAAGCATCATCATCTGAAGTTTTCTCCGTACTTACGTAAGTGTCTTGATCGACGTCTATTACGCCACCCAGCCCCTGCCAATTTCCGCCGTGGTATCCTTCGAATTGTGCCAATTTCCGCCGTGGTATCCTTCGAATTGTGAAGCTGTGGTATTCAGCCTCATCATACCGTCGGAACCAGTAGGTCTTTGCGCTGTGGTACCTACCGGAATTTTTATTGCATCGTTGGAGTTTATATCCAGCTTAACAGAAGGGGAAGAAGTTCCTATTCCAAGGTTTCCATTATTAAAATAACTATTAGAATTTGAAGCTAGTCTAATTTTCGTAGAACCAGCGTTTTTAATATCAATTCTCCCTTCGTCTGAACTATCGTATATAGAAACAATTTTGTTGCTTGTGTTGTTTTCGTCGTATATATCTAAGTCTCCGTATATATTCGTATCTCCACCAACGCTTAAGGTCTTTGTGTTTTCGGAAGTTCCTACCGACAAAGTGTTAGCTATTACCCCAGTTGTAAAATAAGAATAATTCCACTTCGCCGAACTGGCACCTACGTTCCCCCCGTTGGAAGAAGGCAATAGATCATTATTGAACTTTACCGAACCGTTTAAGTTACCAGATATATTTAAGTGGCCATTATCATCTAGCTCAAATTCATACCTATTTGTAGAATTAGTGTTAAGTATTTCGAATTGTGGCCCAAAAGCTTTTTGAGCAAAAAATGTCCCCCCGTCAATATACGTATCGCCTACAAAATACGCACCATCATTTGATGTGTTGCCTTGAAATTGAATCCTATTGCTAACTACTTTTACTTGGGCCCCATCTGCACCCATCATTAAAGTGCTTCCGTCAATATGAACTGTTTTGGCGTGAATGTTATTCCATTTTTTCGCGGCTGAACCTAAATCGTAAGTAGTGGTCGCTTCTGGGTATACGTTCCGGGTTGTTAGGTCACCTGTTATATTAACGTCATCGGAGAAAAATGCATCATCCGCTACAAACAGGTCTCCTCTAGTTGTTATGCTATCTGTAGTCTCGTCTCCTATAATAAAATTACCACTTAACCCAAGGCTTCCGGTAATGCTAACGTTACCCTGTACATTTAAATTTCCGTAAAAATTTCCATCTTGAGAATGAAAGTCGCCGAAAGGGTAAGAGTCTGTTCCTAAACTGTAGACACCAGAGGTAGTTGGCCTAAGGGCTTTGGTAAGTCCCCATTTAGTGTCATTATCTACGTTTATAAATCCTGCACCGGGAGGGCCTTGTCTCCCGACCGTAATAGTCGAGCTAGTCTTGGTAGACTCAGCTAAGACTGAGGTCGTGACCTTCGATGGAACTTTTACATCAACTATAACTGGCATAATTTACTCCCTAATACGTCGCTGTTGTTACTTCGGGGTAAATGCTAAACTTGCCATTTAGTAGCTTTATCACGCTAGGAGAGGCTGCCCCTAACCCAGCGTGAAATCTTTCTATATCGTAACAAGCGTCAGTTACAGGCAACGCTTTAGTCTGTACCCCACTTAAAAAGACGTCGACCAAGCCGCTAATGTAACCGTCACCGTTTGAGCCCGTGGCTATAACTGGATCTAAGTCGATCAGAGTTGCGGAATCGCTATACCTATACTTAACGGACCCTCTGACGTCGAAGCCGCTTAAGTTTAGAGCTACTCCATTTTCGTCTGTAACCTTTAACTGAACATCTAGTTCCGAACCTTGTGTAACAGTAAAATTGTAACTAGTCGCCATATTACAAAGAATTACACCTTAGCTAAGGAAATATAGCATAAATATAAAAAGAAAAAGCGCCATAAAGGCGCTTTATTAAAACAATTTCTAAATTAGGTTTATTTACCTTCGTCTAGCACTTTTCTTACTTCCGGAGAAAGAGAGTCTTTAGCTATAGGCTTAGAAGCTTTGAGACTTGTAGGCTTAAAAGAGTTTGCATGTTTTCTGAACTCCCTCATTAGTCTTTGGGTTAGAGTGGACCTATTGTCTATAGGGACGAGTCCCACCTTAGTCGCATGAGCCTGAAGATCCGTTTTAGCCATGTAGTCTAATTTACCCCTATATGCATCTTCGTCAAGAGTGTTGTATTTTCCTAACCCTGTATCCCCCCATACTTGATCCAATGTTCTAGGCTCGAACTTAGATTCGACAGTTTCGTTCTTTCCGTGGGTTTGAGACATTTTTTTTAATTTACCGCTAGAAGTAGCTTTTCCTTTAGCTGTGGGTTTCCTTTTGGAGGCCGCGGTCTTTTTTTGTGTAGGTTTGTTCTTCATATCCTTGTTCCTTTATATTATCGCTTACACAAGCGAAAAATTCAATGGGAAATAAAAAAAAGCCCGGCCGAAGCCGGACTTTCGTATAATCTCTTGACGAGCTCTGTTAGATGGTGATACCGACAACCGCACGGGCGTCAATACAAACCCTACCCTCTTCGAGAGCACCGTAGAAGCCGATCTTCTCGGCTCTAGCGTTGAACTGGTCATCGGGAGAGGCCGTAAAGGTAGACCCACTATCGGCATTCTGTGCCAACGGACGAATAAACGCCCCCTTGCTATTGTCGATACCGACGAGAATCTCGTCTGTACCGGTAGCAAAGTCTGCTCCACCGGGACCATTGATATCAGTGTGAGTAGCAAAAGTATCAAACAAAGTGTTATACTTCTTGCTCACGCCGAGCTCGTTCATTTCAACAAGGTTGATACCGTAGATTTCTTGGGTACCAGCAGCGTTGTAAATATCAGAACGAACATTATCGGGCAATGGAACTGACGTGCTTGTGTCCGATCCACTACCTGTTGATCCAGCGCGAGTATTCATCGGCTGGTAAGCGAACGCTCTCACGTTCTGCATAATCTCAGGACTCACATAAAGGTCCGTGACACCGCTACTATAAGCAGCGTCCGGAGTACCGTTTGCGAACGACTCATTAATCCTGCGACCTCTGGTCACAAGCCTATTGAGGTCATGCAATTGGAACTCATTAGCTGTAGTTCCAACTTCGACATGTCTCAAGCTGCTGGTCGTACCCTCGGCCAAAGCCTTAAGGATAACCGCCCAACCATTACGCTCTTGTTTAACAAGAACTTCCTGAGCCATTCTCTCGATACCTTTACTAACGACGTCCAAGCGACCACGACGGGCATACTTGGCGAGGAAACTGACAGCGCTGTCGATCCTATAAGTAGAAATCTTCAGCTCCGACATACCCTCAACAGTGCTGGTCGGAAGACCGCCAGCTACTGACTGAGACCAAGTTTGGACGTAGTTGTCACCCTCATCGTAATACAGGTCCAAAGGATAACTCGGTGAGTCGTCCTCATCAAAAGGAACGTCACTATAGATCGCTCCGGTTGTGCCTGCCTGATTCAAAACCTGTCTCACTACAGGGCCTAGGAAAGCTGCAAAAGCTTCCTGAGCCTCTCTAGCAACGGCTCTATCCTTAGAGCCCATAGCTTTGATAAGTTCAATTTGTTCTGGTGTATTTTTAAGTTTTAAATTCATAATTTTATATCCTTTTATAATTAAATTGAAAGTTTAACCAAAACATTGTTATCGGCGTCTTTGGCACCTAGGAAAGATCCTACCACGTTTGGCGCAGAGCCAACCGTAGCACTAAGCAGTCCTCCTGCACCAATGTACGCTTTACCACCAGCAGCTGGTGTTCCGTCAACGCCCTTATAAAGGAATACGCCTCTTGAAACAACCGGTACCGCTTGTCCACTCAAGGCAACCGATAACTCGGCAGCCTTCCGAGGGTTGAAGACTAGCTTCTCCCCATTCTCATCAGTCTCTTTAACGTCGTAAAGCAGCATGCCGATAGCGTCGTCTTCGTCTCCGTTGACGGCGGCAGTGATTTTGGCAGCCACACCATACCGTTGTGAAACGGTATTAGTGAAGGCAGCGCCTACATCGCCTTGCATTTCTATCTCATCAGTTGCTTTCCAGCCACCGTGTCCTTCAGAACCGGGGACGACTTTTACGAAAGTCCCCTTCTTGACAGGCACGGCACCGCTCCACGCAAAGAGATTGATTACGTTATGATCGCTGTAATCCCTAAAGGGTCTTAAGTCACATGTTGTAGCCATAATTTATTTCTCCTGTTTTATAGTTTGATTTCGAAATTGTCGATATCAAAAGCTTTTCTGTATTTATCATAAACTGTATCAGAGGGGTCAGACGCTGTGGCAGAAACCGGAACTGTTTCCGGCTCTTCCTTGGCCTGCTCAACAATCTGCTCAACAACCTCTTCAGCGACATCTGCCTGAGTTTCCTCAGAAGCTTTAGCCTCCTCATTAGTTTCTTGCAGTTCTGCTTCTTTAGCAGCTTCCGTTTCCTTAACCTGCTTCTCGATTTCCTCTTTATTCCTAGAGGATAGCAAAATGGACATTTCGCCTTGATAAGACTCAAAAGTCTCATCGTCCAAGTCACCAATCTGAGAAGCGACAACCTTACGGTCCTCATCGGAAAGATTATAAGTGTCATCCATAAAAGCCATACGCTGATTGAATTTCTCCTCATTAATTCTTTCTGATTTCTCCTTCTCGAGTTGATCGAGAGCAGCCTTGATTTTTTCCATTTCCTCTTTGAGCTCTTTGCTCGCCGAAGAGACGGTATCTAATTCTTCCTTGGCTGCAGCTAATTCCGTATCTAACTTATTTCTATCTTCTGAGAAGTTCTCTGAAGCTCGCTTCAGTTCCTCTTGAATGAAATCGGTTACGGTAGAAGCGGAAACAGTCTTCAAGGACTCATCTGTAATATCGTTAATATTTGTCAGTTTCATCATTATGATTCCCTCTTGTGTATTTTTGTTTACAACACTATTTCCCTTTTGGGAAAAGTTTTCTTTGGTTTCGGAAGCCTTAATTGGTTCGTTTTCCTTTTCGTTGGTCGCCTTTTCTTCAAATTTGACCCTGTCCCCTAGGTCTAGAAGGCCTTTCTCTTCCAGCGTTCGGTTCGTTGTTATACCTTTTACGTCGGCAGCTGGGTTTTCTGTCAAGCCTATTCCCAAGGGGACGACGTTCGCAACGACTTGCCTATAAACAAACCCTTTTTCTTCTATTTTACCCTTCCCCCCTTCGGCTCTAAGGTATTTCGAAAATTTATCTACATCTCCTTCGGACGAGATTATTTCTATAGCGTTTTCCATATTTTTGTCATCTTCATTCTCCATGACAACTATATTATATTCCTCGAATCCTAGTTCCCAGCTAGCGCTTATTTTCATAAAGTCCTCACTGGTCGGATCGCTTGAGTTTTCTATAATATTAGCCAACTTCTCGTTGACGACTCTCCACACAACTCCACCCAAGGTTATATTAAACGGGTCAGTCGTGCTCCTAGCCTCTTCTTCCGTCATTAGTTCGTCGGAGCCAAATTTAGAAAAACCTGCCGTTAGTATAGTCCCTAAGACCTTGTCTCTGTTATGCTCTACATTGATGGGCTTATTTTTGAAAGATTCGTACATTGCCAAAGCAGTTTCCGTATCTACAACGTCTCCGTTCTTGTTTACTCTATTAACTACGCAGGCGTTAAAAGCTATTGGGAGAAGGTCTATATTTTTCTCCACGTCAACCTGAGGTAGAAAGTTTCCGACGTCTATCAACGACGCCAAAGCTAGATGTTTATCCTTTTCTTCCGAAACCATAGGTCTAACGGAAGAGCTGAATGTTGTTTTGAATTTAAATTCTTTCATGTCTTAAATATTTAAAATGCAGGTTCTGTAGTCTTCGAGGTATAACTCTTCTACGCTGTCAACTTTATAGTCTGACAAATTATGTCTTTTGACTTCTTCGTTTCCGGAGGGCTCCGTACTAGGTTCTTCGTTGTCGGCATAAATTATTTCAAACTCTTTAGATCTAGAGTCCTGCTGCATTGTGAAATTTTCTTTTTTAAATTTTTTATTCTTCCCGCTTAGGTAGACTGCAACTCTTTCGAACCCAGCGCTAAGCAGTTCTGTATCTTTTAGAGCGGAATTAGAAGCCCCAGCTACGAAAGCTTGCTTTAGTTCTTTTAGGCTAACTTTACTGTCTTTTGCCTTATTATATGTTTTTACCCTATCCTTTAAGGCTTCTAAGACTTTGATAGAAAGCTCAACATGAGGATCTTTTCTCTCTGGAAAAATCCATTCGTCTAGTAGGTCGATTTCTTTAGCCTCCATCCTCATCGTTCCTAGAGGAATGTTACACAGTTTTACTCGGTTAGATCGCCTAAAAGTTTTAATTCCTCTAGTTTTTCTTTAGGCTCTTCTAGCCCACCTATGCAGCTATAGACCGTCAGACCTTCTTTATCTCCGCTATATATTCCTCTATGGACGGTACTGTTTGCCTTCAGTATTCTTGACAATTGAGCGTAAGCTTGGTCTAAGTTGGATTGAGGTACGTTATCCAAAGCTTCTTTTCCTCCCACTATTACGACCCCGGCACAAGTCCCAGATCCTAAATTTATCCCTCCGGAGAGGATGTTTCCTTTTAAATTATCCCTAACTGATCTAGATATACTTACCGGGTCACTCCAGTCCTTAACTGGGGAAGCTCCAAAGACCATTAAGCCAGAGTCTAATATACTTAGGTAGTCTTTTGAGTCGAATGCAGAATAAGTACTATCCTTGGCGGCGGTCAAATTAAACAAATGAAACAATCCAGCCATACTCCTATTTGCTGTTTGCCAAAAACTAGAAACCACCAAACCGGGGTATAGTTTACTTATCCTTTCGTTATCTACTATAATTAAAGGCGAAATATCTCCCGACTCAACTAATTCATAGGCTTCCTTTAGGGTCTTATGAGCGTTTGCGTTAACTCTCTTGCCTTCGGAGTTTTTAGGTAGCGCCACGATAGCTCCGACCTTATTATTTTTTACGCCAACGGTTTCCTGCAGCTCTTTTGCGGTACTGACTAACGGGCCGAGAGTACCAGCCCCTGTCCCTCCACCGGCCCCGACACATACAAATATTCGGTCAAAATCGTCACCGAAAGAATACCTCATGAAATCCAAAACGTCTTCCCTTTTGGAATCAAAAATCTCTTTAGCTACATCCGGATCTTTTCCAGCTCCGCCGTCCCCTATGCAAAGCTTATTGTCTAACTTTACGGTATTGAGGTCTTGCTTTGCGGTATTCAAAGCGCAAACCTTCCTATACCCCAATCCATGAAAGGTTTCGGCGAGTCTAGACCCTCCTTGACCCGAACCCACAAAGCAGAACTTATAAGCCACCTCCACTTCGTCGCTTATGACCTTTTTGGTCTCTACCACTGGTTCCGGCATAGGAATATCCGGTAAGGATATATCTGCCCCTGCTGCGTATTGACTTACGTCTACATTTTCGCTCATTTTATTTTTTGCTGTTGTACAAGATAGAAGCTAAGTAGTCATCTACTTGGTGTTCGAAAGCTATTTCTCTTATGTCTTTTATTCTGTCCATGTTTGTGTCTACTGGACTCTGACAATATTCGTTCGTTTTCGGTTTCCAATTTTCGGGATCTTCGTTAGCTATAATGACGGAAGCTATTTCCACCGCTACGTCCTTCTGTAGTTGGCTTAGTTTTCTCTTTTTGTGGAGCTTCCTTAAGGACGACTCTACTTCAGTAACTAGCTCTTGGGCTAGTATCAAATTATCTTTTACTCTAGAGAGGCTGAATTGCATAGACGCCCCTATCGGGGAAACCTTTTTTGTTTCTTGAGGTACTCCCTTAGTCCCCGGTGGCCTTCCCGTTTGCGATTCATTAGGATTAGAAACGGTAGGACTACCACTTGCTGGGGAGCTCTCTTTGTTTTCCGACATTTCTTTTTGGGTACTAGGCCCCCCCATAATTGGCTCGTATAAACCCTTGTCTCTTAGCCCCCTATAGCCTTTTTGGCTTTCTTGAGACTCTTCACTTGTCGGCAGTCTGCCTGTGTTAATAGCCTCGATACCTTCTTCTGGAGTAAGTATACCTAGCTCTATCAACCTAGTATAAACTCTTGAATATGTATTATCGTCCTTAAGCTCTATGTCGTTAAAATTAGGCGTCGGGTAATTCTTAAAACCTAAAGACTTAGACATTCTTTTGATTTCCGGCAAAAGAAACTCGTTAATAAATAAATCCCTACCCTGCTTCAGTCTCTCCACGAATACCTGAGTCTTAATTTGAGCGTTAGCGAACTTCTCGTCCCCGCTTATCAGGATATTATTTAGCCCTAGTTGTATGTCCCTGTTAACTACTTCGTATTTTTTAGGGTCGAGTATACTAGCTATATTCGGAACTACAAATTCAGCCTTAGTCGTATAGTCGGCGATAAGGACCCTTCCTACTGATTGATTCTCAAATAAGGTCCTCATAGCTTCAAGATTCTTTTGGCTGACCCCACCCTTATCTGGGTCGGTGCCCATTGTCACGAGAAGGACAACTTGTTGGGTTGTTCTTGTTATGGCCATATCCATTTTTTTCATTTCCTGTTTCCAGTTTATATCTTCTAGAACTGGGTAGCCCATGGGAACAGCGAATGGTTCGTAGTCCTGCTTCTTATAGAATAGAGCTGTTATTTTGTCTGAATTTAGCGGTAAAACTATAGACGTATTTTTTGGATTAGCAATTTGTTCTTGTATTTCTTTGGATAAATTCTCTAAGACTTCTGTATCTTCTTCCGTTTTCGGATTCCTAAGTCTTTCCAATTCATAATCTGAAAGCAGCTTGTAGTATTTTCCAGAAGTGAAAGATATATTGCCTCCTAGTTGGATATCTGCCGGATTAAGTATGCAATACCTAGAAGGTATAGTTATTTTCTCAGATTCATTTAGGTAGTCGCCGGTTCCAAACGTTTGAGATATCTTAGTAAAATCTGCCGGAGTTATGGCCGCATCAAACCTATAAATAAAGACGTTACCTGAACGGTAATACTCCCTGAAGAACTTATCCAGTAAAGAGCTAATGTTTATTTTTTTAAAGAAATGTGTGAAAAAATCCCTAGATTTCTTGCTGCCTCCAGAAAAGTACAAGTCACTAACGGAAAACTCCGTCATCAAATCTATAGTATTTCTAAATATTGAAAAATTATAATAAGCCTTTTGGCATAAAATGACAGCGTCCCTTACGTCTAAGTTGCTTGTATTGTACGCTCCGCTGCTAGTATACTTAAAAGGAGAAAGTCCGTCATTGATATTCTCAAACCTATCCGTCCTTTCTATGCTTCCGGATTTATTCCTTCTTGTGCGGGTAGCTTGCACCGCAATAGACTCCTTTCCTCCATAAGCGGCCATTAAGGGCTTAGCAGAACTATCGACTTGCTTCTTTCTCGGGGCTGCCATATCTTAGTTAAAATTACACGTTTAAAGTTATATTCACCTTAAAATTTAGTTATTAAATTAATATAGGGGAAAAAGTAGTTTCCGTTTCCTCTTCTACATTCATCATGTCATAATACCTTTTTACCGCCCAATTTCCCAACATAAGAGTAGTATAGTTGTCTTTTCTAGCCTTGTTAGGGGACGTGCTTCTCCTTAGATGTTGAGGCAGATCGAAACTTTGGGTTCCCTTAGATGTGGTTTTGACCTCTATTAGAGAACATTGTTTTTTTGTTTGGTATACAAAGTCGTCTTGGAATTCGATAAGATCTAGTATAGTTTCGTGATTGGTCGCCTTGAGGGGAACTCTTTGTTCGGAGACTTTATTAAAAATTGCCCCATCAGCGGTAACCTTAGAGCCAAACCATATTCTTTTATGGTCTATATCTGCCTGTAACTGTTCGTTAGCTCTTCTTATAAAGCTGGTAGAAAACAACTGCTTGATGCAAATTTTCTTTTCTTGCAGGTTGTAGCCTCTTCTAGCCCTCTTAATCTCCTTGTTGTACTCCTCTCCTTCTTTGTCTGTATTGAAATCAAAAAACTTTAAATTTATATTAGCTTTCAGGAACTTCTCGGATTCATTAGCGCTATCTATAAATTGATAACCAGCGTTATCGATGATGACCATGATAATATCGAAATTTTGAATTAGATAAAAAAGATAATTAATATGGTCCTTTAAGTTGCCACCAGCTACCGCATAACAATGGACCAAAGTGCCTTGTTTCGATTCGTCGTCGATTTCCATAACGGACATCGCGAAATAATCAGAAGTAGGGCTATTGCTAAAACTAGGATCAATGCCTAAAATATATTTGGATCCAGACGTACCAATAATCTTCATGCTTGGCTCTTCCCCGTTTGGTATAGTGCATTCGTGCATTTTTCTTGCGCTAAAGTAACTATCGCTACCATCCGTAAACTGAGCGCAATACTCCCTTTGGAATGAAGATAGCGAAGAGGAGTCTGACTGAGCCTCTTCAATAATAGTACTATCTATCATTTCTTTTGGCAAAGATTCGTACCCCATTTGGGAAATGAAATATTTAGATTCCCCTGATTCTTTTGAATTTATCCTCTCGGACCATTCCTTGTATACCTTATATAGGTTTTCAAAAGTATAAGACGCGGAAGAAAGGGCTATCATTTTTGAGTTGTTTTCGAAAACCATTTTTTGGCTTTCTGTCATTTTTCCTTTTTTTATAAGTTCGTCTTCTATTTCCCTAATTTTTATTCTTTCCGCTATGTCCTGAGGAGCCACTAAGAAAGGCATCAAAACATTTCTAATTATTTCTTCCGGCAATAATAGAAACTCGTCCAATACCAATATATTAGCCCTGAAGCCCCTTATCTTTTCTCCACTTAAAGGTATAGCGGTTATGCTGCCGCCGTTTATTTTCCATTCGTATTGGTCGTTCCTTTTTGATCTCGCCCCAAAAGCTTGAGCTAACAGCTGAGCCCCTTTCGATTCTACTATAGTTTCTAGATTGTTAAAGATAAATCTAGCTGTACGAAAAGTAGGGCCAGCAATCAGTATTTTTGTTCGCGGTTCAAAAATACACTGCAGAAAACAATAAATAGCGGCTATAAAGGTTTTGCCACAACCTCGACCCCAGACGCACATACTGAAATTCCTATTGAAAAATGCCTTGAGAGTTATCTCTTGGAAAGGTGCTAATTTGATCCCGGATATCAACTCTGTTGTTACGCCCAAGTTGGACCTTAGGAATTTAGCTAAAGTTATTTTCGCTTGCTTGTCTTCTAGCTCGCCGCCTAACTCAAGAATCTCCTTGTTTATGTTTACTACGGGATCTTTGTATTTATCGGGACAATGCCACATTATAAAACCTTCAGGTCGTAAGCTAGTTGTAGGTCGTAATCCTTATATACGCACCCACAGAAAAATATCTTCTTCATGACTCTGACAGCTTCTTTTCTGCCGTCGACAAACAGAAACTGGACATGATCATAATCCTGACAGATATCCCTAACGTTTCTGAATATATATTCCGGAGTTGCTCTTATCTTTTTGCTCACATAGGGCAGTCTATCGAAAGCCATGCATTTACTTATGGGGCTTTCCACTAGAACCACTAAGTAAGCTTCGTTTTCGTTCGCCCTTTCTATTTCTCTTCTAAACCTTTCTAACCCACCGCTTAGCGTCCCTACAAAATCCTTTATAGACTTCCTCTCTATATAGCAGCCGCAGCACACTTCCTCGTCGCTCAACGTGTAGTCTCCGAATTTTAAAGCTTTAATTTGAAATGGATAATCCAACTTGAATGGAAACTGCTCTCTTGTATCCATTAGTATTTCTAAGTCTTTCTGATCGGAGTAGTCAGTTAAAGAAAAGCTACCCTCATTAGGGTAACCGTTAAATCTAGACTTTAACCCAACCTCTTTGCATATGCCGTAATAATCCCCGAACAATTCATTAAAGTACTGTATGGGGGGACTCATGACCGTCCTTAACTCTACCTGACTCGGCGTACATTTTAAGTTCTTTCTTTCTATTCTTTTGGATAATATTTCTTTTACGTATTCTCTCGCTTTATTTTTTGGTTGCGCGCTTAACCACTTTTTCATGCTTATTCTGGAATTGAAATCAGTAGAAAAATAGTACTCCTTGCTTTTGAACTTTATTATATCTCCGGTATGTAAATCTTTACGTGGGAAATATTTTTGATAATACTCAGCCATTCTCAAACCATGAGCTTTGAGGTGAGCGTGTAGGTTCTTATCTTCCTTAAACCCCTTCTCGCAAACTACACAATTAACCATTTAAAACCTCCTCTTCCGACAAGCCGAGTATCCTAGATTTTACTTCGTCCATAGTGCTTAAATTCTCCACCTCATCCTTTAAAACGCTTTTTCTTAATTCCGCAAGCTTTATGAGTTTCTTTCTACTCTCTTCGTCTTTCCATAGTTGTACTAGGTTTAATATACTTGCGCTTTCTTTAATTTCCTTACTTAGCCTTGCGCTTCTTTTTTCCTTTAGGCTTTCTAAAAGTTTTTGCTGCCTGTTTACGCATTGATTATATTCAGACTGTCTGGAGCTGACTGCTTCGACTAGCCCCATGGATATTCTCCTTCCTTCTGTGTCGTCAGCCGTATCGTCTAGCATATTTTGAAGCCTCTCAACTCTCATCTGAATATTCGAAGCTATGACTACCTCTATACATAAAACTATATATTGATCAACCTCTTCTTGGGTTAGGTCGTTCTTATCGTTTGTGTATCTAATGAAACTACTCTCGAACAACTCTCTATCAGTCACAGAGGCGTAAGTACCCATCTGGTGTGAGAACCTGTAGGTATTCATGTATTTCATCAAAACCTCCAAGTTCTTTCTTTCTCTCGAAAGCATGGACTCTTTATTTAATGGATGTAGATGAAAATATTTATTATACCTTTGTAGTATTTTATCAAGAGACCTAGGGGCTCTATACTCAACCCTTTGACCCTCTCTTTGACTAACCTGAGCGGGCCGCTGTCGAGTCTGCCCTTGAGAAGCTAGGTACTCATTAACGGTAAGGGTCTCCCGACTTAGGGGGCTTATAAGATTTCCGAATAATATCTTAGCCATCTCAAAGCCCGTCATTAATGCTCGGTTACCGTCTAAGTACGCTCTATGCTCTTCAGTTAAGTCAACAGGCCCTTTTATCCTGTGTTCATGAGCTCCTTTAGGTTTGCATTCCTTACTAGCCATAAAGGCTTTCATTTGTCGGCCGAACTTACTCCTCCCGTCCGGTATCGTTCCGTCAGGACTCCTATAGCCAGTACAATCTATAATCTCTTGCTGGGACGGCGGGTCCTCTGGGCGACTATTCCATTCGTCTAAGGCCTTTCTTTTGTGGTCTTCGTTTAATAGTTCCTCGTGGACTATAGATCTATCTCGTCGTTCTTCAGACATTTTTTTACTTTGGCTATTATGGATTTTTTGATATTTTTTATTTGCTTGTAGCCGGGGCTCCTATTTTTCTCTGTAGTCTTGTACCCCATGAGTTTAGCGGTCTTCTCCTCAGAGTAGCCTTGTATGTACAAATAATCATAAACCTTCCACTCTAAAGTTTTCAACACTTCTTTCATTTTTTCATGAATCCTACCTATGGACGATTCACTATAAGTGTTGTCGTTTTCCTTAGAGTATATTTCTTTATAGTGATTTTCTATAGGTACGGTTATTTTTAGGTCATGAGCGGCTTTCTTTGTCCTGACCCAGTTTAGATACAAGGGGCATTCAGGGCCTTGCGTTCCGTATATAGTGCACAAACTATCCGATTCAGCAGCAGCGCATTTCAAGCAAGGCCTAGCGTAATTTCCGTAATTATTCCTTACTAGATTTTTTATCTGATTAGATATTATCCTATTTAGCCAAGGACCCAACGGTTTGCTATCGTCGTATAGATGCCATTTTTTAAAAATATGGATTCTCAGTATTTGAGATATATCGTCAAAATCCATCCAAGACAGGGAGGATAACCTCCACCTGCTTCTTCTTTTTTGAATCTCAGAGTCTATCTCCTTTATTCTCGACTCAAAAGATTTTTTAGGTGTCTTTCTATTGTTAGCCATCTGTTGGAGGACGGCTAGTTCCAGCTTCTTTTTTGAACTGCTCCAGAAACTCCTCCCTGCTAAAGTTGGGTTCCGTTGATTGTTGCCTATCCCCGAAGACTGCGGTATCTTCAGACGTTCCCACTAATTGACCTAGCGCAGATCCTTTTACTTGTAGCGTTCCAACAGTGTCGAATTCTAATTTATTTATATTTTTAGGGATAGTTTCTTTCTCGATTTTAGGAGCTATCTGTGCCTCTATCTTTGTTACTGTTTTTTGTTTCTTTACTGCGCTATTTGACTCTACGTTTAAAAAGGACTTGCCGCACCCCTGACAGAACTTGGGCTTAGTCATGTTGTAATTGGATCCTGATCCGCATTTTGGACAATATATTTTCATTTTATTATTACGGTGTATACACTAAATTAAGTTATTCTTTAAGTTCCTGAAGACCATCGTCGTGTTCTTAAACCAAGGGTGGTCGCAGTCTTTCCTAAAGCGCTTCTCCGTCACTACGTCGTTCAGGTAGCCCAAATCAGAAAAAATCTTTTTGATGTATTCGTTATTTCGCTCGTTCACATGACCTTTCCCCCCTTGCCCCTCAACAGCCCAAGAAAGTATAATTCCCATTTTATTACTTCGGTGAAGATTTTCTATAAAAACCTTCTCATATTCTTTCGGTATATGTTCTCCGACCTCCAAGCATAAAGCCCAATCATAAACGTCATTATAATCTTCAGTCAAATCCCTCACTTTGCAAATATTATTTGTGATTTCCGCTGTAAGCGGGTTGCCGTCAAACCCCTTGCAGTTGACTCCCGCTTTTAACATCGCCAAAGTGTAGTACCCCTCGCATCCACACCCCAAGTCGCAAACGGTCACGGGCCCCTCTTCTTTAAAAAAATTCACTAGCTTGCCGCATAACGTTTCGTCAAATTCCTGTTTCGCACGAGATGTCCAACATCCTCTTTCGTTTATTTCCGGATTGTTCCAGAAGATAGGGGATTTCACGTTTTTTTTATGGAATTTTTCGAAATTTGCCGCTAACCTGTCTAGACCTTCTTCTCTAAATTTGGAAACCACGTCGCTAATACAAGCTTTTTCCGAAAAATCCAACTCATTAAGCTTCTCCAAAAGACTCTTGCGTTTAGTCCTTAACAATTCGAAGACAATCTTCGATTCGCTTTTTTTCTGTGAAAAATATCTATTGGCCACTAATTATAGTACTGAGTTTTCCGACCAAAAACCTAACTAAATCTGACCTAACTATATCTTCTTCCGAGAACTCAAAAGTAAAAATACCGTTATCTTTACTTTTTTCGTCGCCCAAGGCCTCGTAGATTTTGTTGAAACCTCCTCTAGAGCCATTTTTAAGATCGGTTTGGTTTGGGTCTGCTAATACGAAGCATTTGGATCCTACGCCTAGCCTAGTTAGAACGGTAACGATTTCTCGCATTGAGCTATTTTGAGCTTCGTCTAGGATCATGCATTTTCCATCCCAGCTCATCCCTCTGGAGAAATTTACCGGATAGCAACTTATATGTTCGTCTTTTTGGAGTTTTTTGCTGTCCGACTCATTTACCAACTCTTCCATTTTATGCATAAACGGCAAATTAAAAAAATGAAGCTTTTGGTCTGCGTCTCCCGGAAGAAACCCTAGTCTAGCGTCAGAGCTTTCTACGGCTGATCTCAGATATATAATTTCCGAGACTTTGGCGTCATTTAGCAAATGTAGTGCTGAATATACAGAAATAAGAGTTTTTGATGATCCTGCTGGGCCTTTTACCAATATTATTTTAGTGTCCTTAGAGGAAGCTAAGTCTATAAATTGTTTTTGTTTTTTGGTCCAATTAAAATCTCTAATTCGTATTTTGTCCCTGTGTCTTATAGATTCTCTTTGAAGGATCCTAACGTCATTCTCCCCATCAAAGACCAAGCTGTCGAAACGCTTTACCTTAGGCATTACAAGCTATTACACTAATATGCCTTTAGTAGTGTAATCTGTAATGAATAAAAATGGAAAGTCAATTAGTAACGCCAGAATTCCAAAACCAAGTAGAATGGGCCATGGGAACCTACGGATGGTTCATTTTAGTAGCTTTCGTTGGACTCTTGTTTAAAGACGCAATACATAAGTCCGCGGAAGGGCTTATAATATGCATTGGAAAAGACTTCTGCAATGATGACGTTTTGTACATAAGTGGACGACAAGCTAGAATAGTGAGGGTCGGATTTTTAAAAACGATTTTCTATATGACAGATCGCGGGACCAAAATGATCGTGCCCAATGACAGATTGAAATTGCTAGTTATAGAAAAGAAACTACCTCTGAATGGAGGCTTCCCTTATTTAATGAAAGGCGGAGAACAAGGATTCGAAGAGCAAAAAGCTATAAGGGACAAAATGAAAGAGCATCCCGAAATAGAAAAAAATACTGGATTAAAAAAATGAAAGGAAAAGGGTTTACTTTAATTGAGCTTCTGGTGGTGATAGCCATCATTGCGATATTAGCGGCCCTTTTACTCCCTTCATTAAGTTCCGCTAAACAGACAGGGTGGCGAGCCGCGTGCATAAATAACCAACGCCAACTTAATCTCGCTTACTCGGAGTTCGCAGGGGATCACGAAAATAGGTTCCCTTACGCCTCAGCTTGGGCTGGAGAGCCGACCGGTATGTGGGCATGGGTTGCTGACAGTATGAGTGGTAACGGTACATGGGGTCAAACCGATAGGCCTCTCTTCTTTTCTCCCTTAAAGCCTTATGCGGGTATGGGCATATATCATTGCCCCGGAGATAGATCCACTGTTACGGTTAATGCGAAGACTATAAATAGGCCACGTTCCTATAGCGTAAATCTCTTTGTCGGTGGTTGGTCGGGGTGGCCTTGGTTATCAGATAGCCAGTACAAAGTTCATCACGAATATGGCGATGTAAATAATTCGAGCCTGTTATTTACTTTTATTGAAATGCCACCTCAATCTATTAATGCTGGAAACTTTAGAGTAGCGCCAACACTTAAAGGTGGTGAGAGCTTTTTCTCACAAGACTGGCCCGGGGTTTATCACAACAACGGCTCTGTTGTTTCTTTCGTGGACGCGCACGTCGAATTTAAACGATGGCTTGAACAAGACACAATAAATATATCATCTGATGCGACAGATCCAACGACTAATACGGATAAAATAGTAAGTCCAAATAATCGCGATCTTGCATGGCTAAGGGCAAGAGCAATTGTCCCAGACCCCAACAATCATAGATGGTATGGAGTTATGGGAGGTATAGGTAGATACAATAGGGACGGGAATCACCGCACTATAGATGGTAAGGTGTCCGCTTCGTGGGGTTGGTATTGGAATGACAGTTGGGGTAGCCATCCAACTTGGAACCCTTATTGATGAAAAAAGGATTTACTTTAGTCGAGTTGCTCGTTGTTATTGGGATCATTGCGCTCTTAGTTGCCCTTCTTCTCCCTGCGATCAACAAAGCGAAATCAATCGCACAAAGAGTAGCCTGCATAAATAATCAGAAACAATTACAAATGGCTCACACAATATTTAGTGATGACCACGGTGACAAAATATTATATTCAAGTTCTTGGAAGTATGAAAAATGTTCGAAGTATACATGGGCACCGGGAAGTTTAAATCTTTCTCGATATCTAAATAAAGCACAATTTCTAGAAAGTACTCCCCTTTTTCCTTACGTGGGCAAATCTGTTGGAGTATTTAAATGCCCAGCAGACAAGGACATGCTCAGAATAACAAACAAGGCCGGTGAGTTAAGGCAGATCTTCCCGCGTCATAGGAGCTATAGCATGAATATCCACGTAGGAGGGTGGGCTGGCTGGCCAGTAGAAAATGATAAAGAATGGAAAATATACCATAAACAAGCCGACATAGAAAAACCTTCTAATATTTTTACTTTTATAGAAATGCCATTTGAATTTATAAATGCTGGCTGCTTTCGGGTAGTAATGAATGAAGGAGGACCTACGCATAAAGTATACGACATGGACGTTCCGGGTAAGTACCACATTGATGGAACAGCGCTAGCTTTCGCGGATGGTCATGTCGAAACCAAAAGATGGCTGGACGAGCGGACAAAAACTGCGCAAGGTAAATATTACATTGACGGTTCTAATTTCAAGTACGGGATAAGAAGGGCATATGGCAGCGTAGATGTAAAATGGTTAAAAGATAGGTCCACCACCAAAATAGAAAACTTCAAGACCCAGAAATATACATGGTTTCCTTGGGTTCATGGGCTATCAAGACAAATGCGCAAAACTAATGCGGGACCAGAAGAGGCGCGAGACTCTTATGTTCGATACGGCAGAAGAGATTCATGGGGATGGTACTGGAATCATCAATGGTAGGAGATCGAGTGTAATAACCACTATGATTAAATACTTATTAATATTGTTTTTTTGTCTGTCCGCCTCCTTAAAAGCGGATATATTTGATCCTGACATAGAAATAGGAGTAAAAGGTTTAGTTTGTTCTTCTTGCGGTATAGGTATTAAAAAAGGGTTCTCGAAGACTAGATTGGTAAAGCTACTTAAATTAGATATAAATAGACAAGTAGTTTTAATAGAATATTTTGGTATAGAGATCCACCCTTCTGAAATAAGAAAAATAGTAAAAAATGCCGGATACGAAGTTCACTCTATAAAATGGCTTAAGAAAAAAGAGCCCCAAAGGTATAATAAGCCTTAATCGTGTAATTAGATATATCATGGAGCAGCATAAGTTAAACGACCAAACAAGTTTGGGTATTAACGTCAAGTGGCTAATACAAATTATAGTACTAGCAGCGATGATTGTCTGGGGGTATTTTGGTTTGACTTCTAAGATTTCTCACCTAGAAACAGACGTAATAAGAATGAAAGATAGCGTGCTCATGAACTCAGAATTTCGCGTCAAGTGGCCTCTTGGTCAACTCGGAGCCCTCCCAGACGATGCGGAACAGAATATGCGTCTACGGTTTATCGAAAAAGATGTTGAAATAATGGAAGCCCACGTTGACACCCTTAGAATTAAGTCTGTACAACAACAAGAACTCCATAATCCACCACACCCGTTTCTTCCTGCCTCGGGGTACCCAAGGGAAACTGAAGCAGGCGGAACAAGATAAAAAGAATGAAAATAACAACATACATGAAACCGTCCTGCGGATGGAGCAATGGAGTACGCTCTATAATGCGTAAGTACGATCTACCATTCGATGATCGAGATATAATCAACGACCCAGAGCATCGACAAGAAATGATACTAAAAACAAACCAAATGCTGCAACCCTGTGTTGAAATTGATGGCAAAATGTTGGCTGACGTTAGCGGTGAAGAGGTTGAGGCTTATTTATTGGCTAATAGCCTTGTGGGCATGAGCGAAAAAGAAGCAGACGCACCGACTAACAGTTCGTGCGAAAACGAAGCGGAAACAGCTTATATTAAGTTTAAAAGAGATGAAAGTTAAATGGGTAAAAGAAACATGGTTCGACAAGGTGGCGGTTGGTTTTGGGCTACTTATATTATCTCCTTTTATACTTGCTGAACTCGTAATTATGGGTTTCCAATGGCTAATAAAAAAATAAAAAGGAAATAAAGATTAAATGGTTTCCGGGCTATGATCTTTATCTTGCGGTAATTATTATAATTGGTTTTGTAGCGTTGGGCATCTTAAAGGCGTGTAAATGAAAATGAGCAGAACTATAAGAAACAATTTAAATCTAGAAACCGGTAGGCCAGAGAAAACAAGAGACAACAAGCCTCGCTGTCAATGCTGCTGCAACCCGCGACGTAGCGCGCACGGCAACAAAAAAGAAAAACTTACCATACAGGAAAGAAGAAAAGAAGAATGGCCAGAAAAAGCAAATTAACCAGATCACCGCAATGGAGAAAGCATTTGCGCAAATATTGGCAAAGAGTATTTTGGAAGAAGGAAAGGCGAAACAGTAAGAAAGAAAATGAAACTTGAACTAGAAATAGGTGCTATGGTGTAATTGTTGTTATGAGGACTATATTTACAGTTTTTGTATTTTTTAGCCTAATTGCTGCCCTAAATGGCCAAGAGACCAATGTTTACAATAGCGTAGTCGAGCGTAACGCTTTTAACCTTGCCAAAGAAAAGGCGATAAGGATTTTGCCACCCATCACAAATATCATCAGTACAGATATGTATCTGACGGGCATTACGCGGCTAAACAAGGTCCAAAAAGTACATTTGCTTATTAAGCGGCACGGAGCGTCCAATAAATATATTTCATTACTGGAAAAACAGCTCAAAAACGGCATTAAGCTCGAAAAGATAGGGCCAAATACCGTTTACGTAAGCGACAACGGTCGTTATAGGCTTTTAAGCTTGAAAAGCAATTCATTGCCTACTACATTAGTGGCTTCCGGCAGGGGAAGATCTACTCCGAAGTTAATGCCGCGTAGCGAAAAGAAGGACAACGATAAAAGAGACGAGAAAAAAGTTAAAAAATACGCACCACGAGAAAGTGTCATTAAGGTTCCCTCCCGCAAATCTAAAGCAGACCTAAAAATATGAGCCGGACCACAAAAGGAAAACCACAATCACCCTATGGACGCAAGGTCTCAATTAAAGCGAGAAGAGCTCTAAGGGATAAGGTGAGGGTCCACGATTTCGCAAGTCATAGGTATAGAGTAGTTTGGAAAAAGCCTCCTAAGTCTCTAGCCGGAGGAGACGCTTGGGGATTATGCGAAGACAATAAGGCTCCAGAAAAAACCATACATATCAATCCTAATCTAGCAGAGTACGACTTCCTAACTACTTGTTTAGATGAAGCTATACATGCTTGTATTTTTTCTCTTGATAATGAGTATGTCGCGGAGATGTCGGACAGCATGGCTAATTTCCTCTGGAGGATAGGTTTTAGAATGAAAGAGGATTAATTTCGTGTAATAGTGTTTCGACGTCATGGAACCTCAATATATTATAGATATAGCCTTTGGGCTGATAGCTTTCTTCGCGGCATGGATGCTTAAAAGAGTATACATCAGTATAGACGATCTGTGGAGGAAGCACGACGAAACGACTACCAGAATAACCCAATTAGCTATAGAGCTCCCAAGGCAATACGTAACTAAAGCGGACCTCAACCAAGGCCTCACCGCGGTACATGAAAGATTCGACAAGCTAGAGGTGAAAATAGATAGATTTACAGAAGCGAGGTGACGTGTTACTTAAACTAGCTCCCTCCTCTCGCAGAGAGCAGGAGGATTAGTGCCCAAAAACATCATGAACAACCAAAGCCAAACGATGCAAGACATAATGAAAATCTCAAATGAATTAATACAAATAATAAAACATGCAGTAACTAACGACAGCCTAACGTTAGATAGGAAAAGGTTTAATTACGTATATGATAAATTAGTTAAAATAAACAATATTGCTCATGAAAAAACAATAGAAATGAGCAGGCAGACTAATATACAATAACATATGGCTATAGAACCGGGTTGGAAAGTTACCGCCCAATCAGCGAAAAACTTAACTAGGTGGGATACCACCTGCACGAACGAGCTCAGGAACGTAAAAGATAAGCTTCCCGAGTTAAATAAAGAAAAAAAATTAACCATAATTGACGTAGGAGCCAATACAGGAACTTTCGCTGAACTTATGTTGAATGAATCTCCTTACGAGTTCGAAAGGATACTTTTGTTTGAGCCCGTCCCTTTATACGCAAGATGGGCGGCGTTTAAATTTTCTTGCTTGATTAGTGATTTTCTTGCTTGATTAGTGATCCATCTATCGAGATAATGGAGTACTCCCTATCTGACGAAAGAGGTATAGGAAAAATAGCAATAAACAACAAGGACTGTAATTTCGGATGGAACACAATGGTCAAGGATTGGCAAAAAGATTGCTCAGGCTCGATCCTAGACGTTCCTATGGTGCCTTTTGACGAAGTATACCCGACCTTCCAACTCAAAAACGGTATAGACTTAATTAAGATAGACGTAGAAGGATACGAAGTAAAGGTCCTTAACGGAATGAAGGAGACTTTGACAAATCTAGAGGAAAAGCCCCCCCTTGTCGTTGAGATAGCTGACGGCTCGAAGCATTATGATATGAAGAATCTTCAAATTACTTTAAATAACTTAAAAGACTTGGGTTATGTTTTTGACGATGTCGAAAAGTGGCCTGAAGGGACTTTCGATATAGTTATGTCCCAGCCGGGTTCAGTTTTTAGAGGCGCTATAGAAGTTTAAGTAAGTCGTAAAAGCTTAGACCTCTCTTTTCTACTTTTTTCGGTCGCGGCCACCAAGTTGCGGGTGCGCGTGCGACGAGTTCCGGCCGCCGTCTTCGACTATTAGATTCAGATAAGAATCCACACCTCCCGGCCCGATTGGGGTATTTAATATAAATTTGTATTTTTCCGCTAATTTTTCTGCATAACTGAGAGCTTCGTTCGAGATCCACTCTGATAATTCATTTTTTATGATTTCTTTTTGTTTTTGATGCTCTATTGGGTCTATAGAGAAAATAAACGGTTCAGGATTAAACGCTTTTCCTCGCCCGTGTTCTACTAGGTACCCTTCTTTTATTTTAAGCAGCGGTAATGTCATTTTACCGGAAATTGTGTCGTATTCATGGGGAACTACTTCCATGTTGTCCGGTACTCCGCTTTTTAACCACCAAGACGAGGCGTATCCGTATATTGAGAAATTTTCAATCGAGGTGTGCCAATTCCATCTTCCGGTTCGCAAATTAGTCCTAAACGACACAGGCAAAGTCGAAAGCAGTGATCTTGTCACCTTGAAGGCGTTTTCTTTTTCCTTACCTGACCGATGGGTGGGCCTTATTTCAGTTATTATTGATTTGACGAAGGCATTTAAGTCACTACCTTTTAGTTCCTTCATTGTCCTTAGATCTACGATAGAATAAGGAGAGTTCAATTCGCGACGGGCGAAAGAGCTATTTTTCATCGTATTGTATCCTTTTTCAAGGGTTTTGTATTTTTTGATGAATTCCGCCTCTAGGGAGTCTCTTTCCTTGTCTTTTTTTATTTCTTTGGCTAATATAGTAACCCTGAACTGATCAGGGGGGTAAGCTTCGACGTCTCTCCTAAGTTCAGATCCAAATCTATTTGTTTTACCTCTTTTGAAGTATTCTAGTAGCTCGATTTGAGTTTTATCTTGTAATGATCTTTTTACGGAGTATCTATCGAAGAAGGATAAATGTTTACCTGTTTGACCTACGTAGGATTTATCGGAGACTAAACACTGTATCCTATAGACGATCCCTTTGGCGGAAGAGAGTTCCTTGCACATGAAAAATTATAGTAAAAAGACACCCGTTTATCTAAATATATTTGTATGTTTGTTTCTATTGATGATTTACGTAGTTGGCGAGACGATCTTGACCCAAGCACGAAGTTAGTTGTAACGAATGGTTGTTTCGACCTGTTGCATGCTGGTCATGTAGATTATCTTAATAAAGCTGCTGCTTTGGGCGACCTGCTACTTGTAGGATGCGATAGTGACGCCTCCGTACGCCAACTTAAGGGGTCTGACCGCCCAATTAACTCAGAAAACGATAGAGCGGCCGTTCTCGACGCCTTAAGAGCCGTCGACGTAGTAACTGTCTTCCCCGAAAAGGGTGGCAGAGACTTTATAGCTTCTAGTAGGCCTCACATTTATGCAAAAGGCGGAGATTACTCCGTAGAGTCTCTCAATATATGCGAAAGGAGCGTTTTAGAGATGGTCAGGGCGGAAATTTGCATCCTACCGTTTAAGAAAGGGCGCTCTACTTCCCTGATTATCAATCGGTTAAGAGATGGGCGGCGCTAAATATAAGTGCACTTGTCTTCGATATAAATTCATTAATTTAAATCCAGCGCAGCTGGATTGATATTCGAAAGGGTGATATTTTTTTAGATTGTCTGGGATTTTTTTAGATTTGTTTATTCCAATACCCCCAAAGATTTCGGGGAGAATGAAAACACCCTCCCCCATGCTATATATTACCCCCGCCCCCCCTCTTGTTTTCAAAAAGGGGGCGGGGCCGTGGGGGGAGGGGGTGGCCTACCCTACGTAGTCAAGGGACGTGACGTCACTGTACCCATCCTCCGCCAAGCTCGCCAGTTCGCTGGCCCAGTCGCCCAGCCCTACCCCGTCAACCTGCGCCCACTCACCGAGTTGGACTGTGTTCTCTACACCGAAGAAGCCGCCGTCAACGTGGTTGGCTGTGTCTTCATCGGCAATCTGGCCATCGCTGTGCGTGACCCCTGCGAAACATATACTTTGCATACTCATCTTGTTATAGTTTAGTTTTAATTTAGTTAGTTGAATCTTCGAAACAATTATCAATGCTGGTGACCTGAATCATTTCACCCTTTAGCCAAGTCTTACCGTTAATGTCGATGTTGACTAGCTCCGAGTGAAACTCGCTGATCATTTCCTCCTCGGTTGTGCCGAGCGGGAAGGTCGTGTGGATTCTATCGGTTCTGGCAAGCTCGTGGTTGCCTTGGTAAGCGGCGTTGCGCTTGACGTTGAACACTACGTTTAGGAATTTTATTTTGTTTTTCATCTTACTGTTTCTCTCACTCACTGGATAAATGATATCACACTTTACCTATAAAGTCAAGCCCTTTTTACCACTTAACTACTCGGAACCATTCTCCCCGTACTCGCCTGTTTAGTGGCGTATAGCTTGTCCACTCGTCTAGGCTGATCTCCTTGACTGTCTGCACTCCATCTACCCAAGGCCCTTTGACCTTAACTGTCTTAATCTTCTTATCTTCCATAATCTGTCTTTCTGTTGGAGGGTCTCCCCTCACTCACTAGGAATATGATATCACATCTTACCTCAAAAGTCAACCCCTAAATGTAAAAAAAATAACTTTCTTTTCGTGTCGTATTATAATGACTTGGCACGATACCTGCCACACATGAAGCATGCCATTCGCGTAACCCACTGAGCACCAAGGACTTACGTCGGCGGGCTGGCCCCGAGGCGTAAGTACCTAATAGTCAATGACTTACGACAGTTATACAATCATCACTAGGCAATAATCGTGCCAACTAGGTAAAGAATCACACGAAATAAAAATGAAATAAAACAAAGAAACCGCTTGACTTTTCGGGCCTATCGTGTTAGACTATACCCAGTGAGTGAGAGAAAGACAATGAACAATCAAATGACAATATCAGAGATCCGCAGACACTTGGAGCAACGTCGCCGCCGTGAGGCCAAGCGTGACACCTTCACCTTGAACGGTAACACCTACACGGTGAACAATGACCCCAAGCACCAAGCCAATCAACTGGCTGGATATTGTGGAAATAATCCAAAATAAGTGTTGACTTTCAACCTTAAATGTGATACGATATAACAAGTGAGTGAGAGAAAGAGCAACGAAATGAATAAGATGAATAACGAAATGAACAACGAGATGGATCGGAACGACGACAACAACACCGTGGATGGACATGAGGTTGTGTGCTGCGGATGCGGTGCGGAAGTAGTGATCAGCCTAGAAGAAGTTGGCCAATGGGATCACGGCTTGGAAAACTACCAGTGCCACGAGTGCGAATAAGGATTTAATATAATGAGAGATACAAACAAAACGTTTACGGTGTTCTGGAAGACAGACGGCACCATCAACTTCAAAGCCTTCCCTATGGTGAAGGGTGAGCCTGACCATAGGGCGTTCAATGACGCAATCGGTTTCGCTGGTGTTATAAGGAAAACAACTGTATTAGATGTTCGCATCGAGTGCCGTAAGCGTAACGACCGTGATGGCTGGGACATCGAGCAAGTATGGCCCAACTAGATATAAAAAGAATTATGATAAATAAAATGAAATGGTTAATTAATGATCTCGGATTGAATGAACTGAATGCGTGGCTATGCATAACGGGCAGTGCAGCATTAACGGCTGCGGCTCTAACTTTAAACTTATAATGAACTACATAACGAAAAACAACCAAAGCGTCGCCATCAACCTTCGGGTATCCCCCGAAGTTAAGCAAAGCCTAGATAAGCTCAGCAATGAGCTGTTCACTACCAAAACCAAAACGCTCCGCTTCATGATTGAGTACTTCAGCGAAATGAAGACTGAAGAAATGCTTGAGCGCAAGACGTTACTGGAGGTGCAGAACCTACGGAAACGAATGAGTAAATGCAATGCGGAACTCAACAGGATCGCGAATAGGCGAACGCCCGCTGGTGACTCAATATAGTCTCTAGCGTAAACCATCATCGTTTCGCTTGAGACACAGCGCGCCGATGATGGTGCTAACCCTCTGCCCGCCAAGGACTTACGGGCCTCGGGCTGCCCGCCCGCCGTAAACCCTTGATAGTCAATAACTTACGGTAGTTTTAAAAAGTCATTTTTTTCGGTTTTTGATGAACTTGTCAAGCATATTTGTCCTAATATTTGTTCTTTTTTTTATTCATATTTGTTAAAAAAGTGATTCTTTTCTCTTGACTTTTTGGCTGATTGTGCTATGCTCTTTGCAGTTATGAGAGATACGACACAGAAGAGTTTGAGGAACGAAGGCATTGCTATCGCCGAAGTGCGTGGAGCGTTGCAAATATTAGCGCAGACTAACCTCATTGGGAAGGAAGCGATTCAAATCCGCATAGAGCATTGGGAAGAGAAACTCGCCGACGTCCAGAACAGGCTAACCGAAATCGAGAATAGCGAAGATCTCGAATGGATCGAAGACAAAGCGGGAATCGAGGCTTAAAAAAGTGACATTAAAGCTTGCTATTTTGCGAGATTGTGTTATACTATTCCCAGTTATGAGAGATAATTCAAGAGCAATAACAGAAGGAATCCGCAGGAGAGCGGAAAAGGGTGGCGATATGTCAGCAAATAGCGTTCTGCCGTGGTTGGCGGAGGAACAGGCTCGTCGTGCCGAATTGATGAAAGGCTGGGAAGCAATTCCCGAAGCGCAACGCCCCACTTGGGAACAATTCAAGCGTGGACTGAAAACGAAAAAGGAAGTTAAGGAACTTACCACATTTTGCGATGACTGGAACGAAGAAGCTATAAAAGCACAAGAATGCGAATGTGAAATTTGCAAAGATAGTGCTTGACTTTTGCCCTAAAATCTGATACGATATTACAAGTTATGAGAGATATAAACCATCCGACAAAAACAGTAGACATCTTCGAATGCGAAGAAAGCGGCAAAGTCGCTTGGACTCTTACCGTTAAGCGAGGCGACAAAACACTTGAGCAGTTCGGGCCAGTCCCAAGTCTTTGGGCTATAATAAAACACGCGCTTGGCAATCATTGCGGATTCGATGACGAACCAAAAGAACCGACTGTCCACGCTCTTAACTCTAACGCAACTGTCACCCTTTTAGCTTAAAATGAAAAAAATAATAACAACTATACTAGTCGCCGCCTTTGCTCTTACTGTTTACGCGCACACTCACACAAATGCAAAACTCACCAGAGAAACCAAAATCATTGCTATCACTATATTGGCAGAAGCCCGTGGCGAAGGACAGGGAGGAATGTACGCGGTGGCTGCTGTCATTGCTCAACGCGCATTCGAGAGAAAGAGAACAGCAACCGAAATCTGTCTCAAGCCCTACCAATTTAGTTGTTGGAACGGTAAAAAGTTAAAGAATCTTGAACACTTGTTGAAGGTTCCGCAAGCGAAGTACGCGCTGGCATTGGCTAAAAACATCAAACTTTTAAGTCGTGACTTTGTTGGCTTCGCTAATCATTACCACGCGACTTGGATGAAAAAGAAACCTTACTGGGCAAAAGGTCAAAAGCCCGTCAAGGTTATCGGGCAACACGTTTTTTACAAACTATAATGGACTCTAACATAAAAAAAGCAATAGATAAGGTTTGGGAAATAGCTAGCAACGACTTCCGCAGCAAGCCAATGGGCGAACACCTGAGCGTTAGGGAGCTGCTCGTGAAAGATACCGATAACCCATGGGGTCAGCCAATAAAGGAGGTTGTTGACATTGTTGTTGGTGACATTGAAAACATGCCTTGGAGCGGTGATGCTCGGGACGAGGTTGCCTTGTCGATTGATGGCTACTTTAAAGAATTAAGGAAACAAGCCAGAGCGGAATTTTTTAAAAACTACAAGCATACAAGCGATCCAGATTTCTAATCATGTATATAAAAAACATAAGCACTAACGAGACGGAAGTCCACTTCAACAAAAGGCTTGTCGATGAGACAAAACGTACTACTGTTTTCTTCTCTTACGGTACGCCCGTAGCCGCCAAGGTTGGCGTGAAGTATTATAAGACAGAAGAAAAGTTTAGCAAAACAACATCACGACATTTAAACAGGTGGCTAGAAGGTGTCAAATGCGAAGTGCAGCCGCAAAGCTGGTTTGATAAAGCAATCCTTGAGACACCCCGCGAAATCTACTCTACATGAAAATAAAAATAAACAATAACTATACATACGAAACCGACGAACAGGCAAGCGTAGGCGATACAGCGATTCTACCAACTCCGTCATGGCTTGCTGAGGTTCGAGGCGCAACTTGGGAAGGCAAAGTCACCGCAACCGAAAGCGATTATGATGGCTGGTGCGCGAAAGCTATAAAAATAGTAAAACAATAAAATGAAGATCAACCTAAAAAATCGAAGCGGAAAATCTATCCTTGCCTTTAGTTTAGTTGACGAAAGGATCGACGAACTTATAACTCAAGCGCGATTAAAAAGAAATAGAAAACTAAAGAAAATCTATAATTGCCGCTGACTTTGGTAGCCGTCATCTCTCCGGCTACCTTCCTCAAGCCCTCCCAAGGTTTCACTCACTTGTCCTTGGGGGGGCTAACTCTTTGATTACCAGTAGTTTACGGCCGCGGGCTGCCCGCGAAAATGTAAGTCTTTGGTAATCAGTAACTTACGCACCCCAACTACCCTAAAAAGCGATACCTTAGGAGGGTTTTCATGCCAAGTACGATAAATAGTTAAAATATCTTTTTTAAAAAAGTGACATTATTGATTGACATTTCTCCATTTTGTGGTATACTGTTTTCTGTTATGAGGAAATACTCAGTTGTTGATGGAGAGGGTGTAGTGCAGAGTTTCACGCAGAACGTGGGTGATGCCGATCACACAGCATTGAACGCGGCCATTAGGTTGGCCGATCAGGTGGGCGAGGACGTTATCGAGCATCATACCGACAATTCTCGCGAGGTGGTGTGGTCTATCGATGACGCCGCAGGCGAGGATTGGGACGGTTTCAACTCGGACGCGGAAGCGGACGGGGATGCGCTCGCTAGTGCGGGCTGGGGCACGGATGAGGATTACGGCGGAGGCTGTGAGATGCTGTGACCGGTAACCCCTTTTATATAATTATGCGAACAGAAAAATACGATACGAAACACGGCAGCCCCTATGATCGGGGATCTGCTGACCGCTACTATGGCAGGGGCAGCGATGCCCACTACTACCCGAACGGTACCGGTAATGCCCCCCGCGTCAAGGTGGAAGACATGACGAAGGCTGATCTGGACGCCTACCACGCAGGCTACGAAGAGGAAACCGACCGCAAGCAATGGACATGAAGCAAGAGCACAGACACACCAAGCCCTATAGGGGCAAAGATCCTGAGTTCAAAGAGGAAGAACTTAAAGAACGGGACACGCAAGAGAATTGCCCACAATGCGGAGGCTGGGGCGGCGAAGCGAATGGGGTAGATCCATTTGCGGGGTATTTGCCCTGCTATAAGTGCGGACTTTAAAGGTGTAACCCTTTGAGTACTAATGGGTTACGGGCTGGGGGCAGCCCGCCGGACGTAAGTCGTTGATAGTCAATGACTTACAACTGTGGAAAAAATATACTTTTATAGTTTTTTTATATATTTGAGTTATTTGCTCTTAACCTATTTCGTTTTTAGGTGTTTACATATTTGAAATAGTTGTATATTTACCTTGACATTTGCCCGAAATTATGAGACTATAAACGCATGAGAGAGAAGAAGAAAATTTCTAAACCTAGAAAGGTGGTTCCTTTTAATACGGGAACACGAACACATAAAACCGAGAAGGGCAAAGGCTCTTATTCAAGGAAAAAGAAAAATGCAAAACAGTAATATTATTGTGCAGCGTAACGGCTCTAGTTGGGCCGTTGGTATAATGGGCAACGGCGACAATCAAGCTCTAAAGTATGAGTTTTTTGGTTGGCATAATCACGGCGCGGCCGCTTGCGATGAACCAAATTGGATTGGCGAAAACTTCTTTTGGTTTTGGTCTACTTCCAAGCGATTGAAACAAGCCGTCTTTTCCCGCACGTTGATGCGTGTGCTAAATGAAAGCTGTGACGCCTTCAAAGGCATTAGAGGCGGCGTATACCCACACGTTGCGAAACTTGCCCAAGAGGCTTGGGAGTCAATTGACTATAACGCTTCGTTCTCTCTGCTTCCCCCAAGAAGCGAGATTGGCTACCGTGTTGCCTCTGCTCACGACATGGAAGCCAACCGGCCGGATAACTAAAAAATAAGACCTTATCTATTATAAGAAATAAGCCCACCGTTTCCGGTGGGCTTTTCCTTGACGTACTCCGGTAAACCGGAGGCTAATTTTTCACCATAGAAATGACTCCATCGTGACGGAAAGAACGCCAGTTTTCGCGATTGTAACAATAGGCGCGAAAGCCAACCTCATCCTCTCCCTCTCCGATGTTGCCAAAGGTGTTGTCTGTTCTTGGTCTGGAAATCTCGTAGATTCCACTCGCACCGTCTCTTTTACGGTAAACCAAGGTGAAGCGCGGCCTCATTAACCGCTTTAGTTTTTGCATTAGTTTTCTCATTCTGTTTTTTGTTGTAGGTAGGTTACAATGACCGCTAGTATCAGTAGTAATGGCATCTCCATTCACAAAGGAGTATATCACAATTCCCAATAAAGTCAAGCTTTTAGTGCTTCTTATAGTTTATATTTTCCACCGTCTCGTCCCAGCAAGCGCGGCACTCTTTGCATTCATTGCCTTGGTCAGATGCTGGGCAACTGAATCCGTCACGAACAACCCCGCTGGTCGTCAAGCCGAGCTTTTTGGCTAACGTGGCTGGTGGTGCGCCGTCCATCATGTAAGCCGACAAGCGGATAGTCAGATTGTCCGGCTTGATGCCCAAGCTCATCCATTCGCGCACAAAGCCATACTCTCTCGTCGGCAGCCAAAATTTAATGTTGGGCAATCGCCTTGCAACTTCTGCGATCTTTTCGAGATGCCAAACGCCTTGAACGTCTCCGCTATCGTGCCAGCGAAAAAAGCCACTCTTTTCCCTTTTTTCAATTAGGAAGGTCATCACGTCCACCCAATTCAATTGACGCAATGCGGCAAGTCGTTTTTTCATTGCTGCAATTACGTTTGGGAAAACGTAACGGCCTTTTCTAGCATAGCAAAACGAACAAATAGAATTCACTACCTGAACCAGTTTTGAGCCTGTAACGCAATCTTCTGCCGGTGTGCTGTATCCAAAGCCGGGCATTTTCGATGGTGTCGATAACGAACCGACCAACCCTTGAGCCTGTTTTATTGTCATTTTCTTTTTTGCAATCACTCCCGAAAGTATAGCACAGCTTCGGCTAATAGTCAAGCAAAAAGAATAACTTTTTAGGCCCTCTGATTATCCTATTATAGTTTTTTTGTAATTTTCTCTTGGCCTTAAGTCATTGATGCCCAAGGGTTTACGGCCGCGGGCAGCCCGGCGCGCGTAAGTCCCTGATAGTCAACGACTTAGAACACGGAATCTTCTGATAGCTCGTACCCCGCCTCTTCTAATATCAGCGGAATCAAATTTATATGATTGGGATTTTCAAATAATAGCGCGTGGCTCGTTTGCTCGTCGGGTTGCCATGCTATTTGTACCCTCTCTATTTCGATGGGGCCTTGGAGCTGCTTATCTCCAAGGGCGAAGCTGCCCCTTGCCTTCATGTCAAAGTGTGTTACGGAATATTTTCGTTTTGGGGAATTTATATATTTGCTCATTTATATTTTATTTTTTATATATTAAAGTGACCCCGCCGAAGGAGAAAGATTAAGCCTTCGACGGGGCGTGAGGCATTGCTGGGTTAGACAGCAACGACAATTTGTTCCTGCTTCTTTTCTTTCGGCTTGGCCGATAACAGGTTGAACTTGCTGGGGATCGAACTCATTTCGCTGAACTTGCCCAGCAACACCTTGTCCACCCTGCTGGAATACTCAAGCCGAGCAGAAGGGTTGGGATCATGCGTGAGGTACTGCGTCGATGCGTTATACAAGGTATACAAGTTTCGAGGTTTGTCCTGATCGTAGGATGGATTCGCCCAAATACTAGCGACACCAGCGCGAACGACTTCCGATATAATCTTCTTATCGGTAAGGTTCTTCAATATGTTCGTGCCTTGGTCTTGTGTCAAGGAAACCTTTGACAGTCTACCAAGATGGTCAACCGATGACTCGAACTTTTCAATGCAGCCAGAGATTGCGTCACGAATGAAAGAAATGTCCACTTGCAGAGAATGCTTGCGAGTCATAGACTGTTCCTGCTCTAGCGAGGTCATGCCGTTGGTGCAAACCAAGCGAAGCATTCCAACCGATAGAGACACCCGACAAGTGCGGTCATAGGAGTTATTGACCGTCAACTTCATTCCCATGTAATCGCCTTTTTCGTACTGACCACCGTCCTTGTGGTCACGTTTGTAGTCCTTAAAGGTAAAACCTCCGTACATACGCGAACCATCACGCACGCAGCTGATTTCCTCCTCGTATTCTCCAAGAGTCGATTGATGCTCTCCTAACGCCTCCTTGACGGCTCCTATAACGTCATCGTTTTTGACGATACCGTACTTTTCCGAGCTAACACCTATAACTTTGTTGTTGTCGGTGCGCTGTATTCCAAACCATCCCGAAGGTGTACCGTCAGAGGCTTTGAGGGCCGTGTGCTGTACGCCGAAGGAGTAGTTGTCTGATGTGGGTCTAGTTGTTCTTGCCATATGTTTTTTAGTTTAGTTTTTTGTTATATAGTTCTCTCACTCAAAGAATATAGTCTATCATACTTTTGCTTAAATGTCAATCCTTTTCTTTGTTAAAGTTAATAATTCTTTCAGTTATAGTTTCCTGAAGTTCTGTCATCTGGCTCCTGCCGTTCATATCTTCCCTAGTGCAAATAGCGTAAGCAACGCCGCCGTCAATATAGCCTTCACCAAAAAAGAAGTCCGACATTGCGCTCTCGACACACTCCTTAACGTTCTCAATTTCCATGAGAGTATTATGCCACACTTTACCTAAAAAGTCAAGCAAAAAAAGAATAAAACTTTACGTACGTAAGTCACTGAGTACCAAGGACTTACGCCGCCGCCCGCAGCCGCCGCCCCGTAAGTGCTTAACTGTCAGTACTTTAGGGCGCAAAAAAAACCCCCTTCCTACTCGTGCGCAGAAAGGAGGCGAACTATAATAGCTCTAGGAGGATTATTTGGAGCCGTAAATATAGTCCCACACTTTTGGGTCTACGCTTTTGCTCATCTTTGCCATTTTCTTTTTGTAGTCTGTGGCCCAACGCTGTTCTTTTGTTTCTTGCCTCATAAAGTATAATACTATTCTGAAATTGCCTGACGTATCTTTTTCATCTTACTCTTTAAGAAGGATACCGCTTCACAGTTTTTGGCATTGGTTTGGACGATGTGCCCTAAACTATATTCTATCTTACGCGTAAAGTCTTTGCGCAACGCATCCAGCTTATCTGCATCTGCTCGCTTAATTGCGCGAGTCTTCTTGGCTGCTTTCTTTTTGTCAGCCTTTTGCTTTAAATGTTTAGTTTTCACTTTCTTTTCTCTGAATGCCTCTAGTAACTTATCATGGGTCAACTTTGACTCAAGCAGTATCTCCGAATTACTTACCTTCATATTAAATAAAATGGTGGCGGGAGTATTTGTGTACCCGCACCTTTTCAGTACCCAGAAAACAAATGTTTCAGATCTACTTACTTCGGACTCACCCACGAGATTCCTCAACCGATTGGTCTCCGTACTTGTCGCAGTCGCTACGTTACCCCTTTGGGAGGGATTATTCCGTCACACCGATCCCACTCCGTCGAGCGAGAAAATTAAATGAGTTGCTGTCGCACCACCAACAGTAAAGCGGGCGTGTGTCTGCACCGTCAGAACAAACACACAGGGGTATTTAACTCCGCCAACTCAAAATCAAAGAACAATTAAAAAGCTCAAAGAGCTTTTAGAAAGTGTCAGGGGTTGATTAGCATTGTATTCCTACCCTAATCTTTTAAGTCCGCCCTGCCAGACTCCCTTTTCAATAACCTTAACTATGACATCCTCCCTTAACGGAAGATAAGTAGTCTAACACACTTCTGCTATAATGTCAACCTCTTTCTGCGAAAGTATAGCAAAAAGCTTAGCAATAGCGTCAGCATCCAACCACCCATTAACGTGAGTATCTGCATTTAGCAAGACATCGACTGAATTGGTTTTTTCGTCGTAAGCGAGCCAATTCCCTTCGGGGTCAAAGATAGCGACCTCTGCCGTCTTGCCGACCTTACAGTAATGATGTTCGCTCTGTTGGATGGAGAGTCCCCATCCATTTGAGAACACAAAATTAAACCCATTCCAGTCTTTGGAAGGTTTGATCTCAGTTTTTACAGTGTTTTGCATAATTGTTTCTCCATGTAGGGTTAAATTTCAACTGAAGACTAACCCACGCTTCAGTATAAAGCTTTTCGTACTTCTCTCTCATCTCGTCCGTCCAAGTATTGTCTGCTTCCGGCCTCCAATCGTACTGCGACCTCTCGTCTATAACGGGAGAAAACTTCTTATGAACGATCCTCTGCGCTCTACTAGGAGAGCATTTGATATGCTTATCGTAGATAAGGTGTTTATAAGGAGTGTCTTTCAACTCGCCCGTCTCGATGCCTAATCCGATTTGAGAATCCCATCGACCCTCTATAACCTCATTGCATTCATAACATAGGTTTAATTCAAACATAAAATATATTATAATGTGACCCTATCGCCGTCTTGTCTCTGACGATCACCCTGTCTGACTTGAGGATCGGCGTCTTCTCTACATCGTCTACGAAAGTCTTATACTTATAAGGATTGTAACACCCTCCGCGAAACTCATCACTTGATTCCGGTACGCACTCCTCACAGTAGTCGTATGGTTTGTCACCGCAATCACAGATGCTGTACTTCTCGAACAACTCATTATCAACCAAGCGAAAACGTTCCTTGGAAACGTCACCAATGTCATGGCAGTCACCGATAATGTAAGCGTGGACGTTCTTACGCTTCTCCCGAATGACTCGCTCCCGACCTGCTGGCTGTACCCGAAACTTGGCATTACGCAACTCAACCCGATGAGCATGACAGTATAGCAGTCCAGTCTCCGCATCAATTACCGAAAGGCAGTCTTTTTGAAGATTGAAGTAAACCTTCACGCGATCCGGCGCTACCTCACATCCGTCGACAACCTTACGCGGCCCTGCGTCTGCCCAGCTAATAAATCCTTTTGGCTCTTCTCTTTCCCTCATAACTTCAAATATGGTATCACATCTTTACTCAAAAGTCAAGCACTAAATATGGACGCGGAGGTCGGAATCGAACCGACGATAAGAGATTTGCAATCTCCTGCCTTACCGCTTGGCTACTCCGCGACTAATGACTTCGCGATCTCTTCTACTCCACCAAAAAGCTTCTCCCACCCTTTGGGGCTTGTTCCACTCAAGACGAACTCTCTGTCGCTCGCATCAAGAGATTTCAAGCACATGATCGGCTTACCTTGGTTTAGATCCCAAAGTTCATGCCCCGGTATAGTGACGCTATAGTCGTCTCCGGTGACACGACACGGCCCTGTGAACGTATAGGTTCCCTCAACGTGGTTTTCGGTATAGGTGCAGTTGCTGTTAATGTAACGCATGAGGATATGATCTCATACTTTTGCCTAAAAGTCAAGCACTAAATGAAACTTTCTCGCTGTCGTAAACTATTGAGCATCAACGGTTTACGCACCCCGGGCTACCCGGCGGCCGTAAGTCCTTGGTAGTCAGCGACTTAGGAGGGCGGCCTATGTAAGTCCTTGGTAATCAATGAGTTGTATTTATAGCGTTTATTGCAATTATAGTTATTTATATTATTTGTATTCTTATTTGGCATTATTTCGTATATTTTTCATTTGCCTTCTATATAATTATTTGATAATATATCATTCATTATTTGGTGTTATTTGATTATTTGGCGATCGCATATGTATAAAAAAAAGAGACCCCCATTGCGGGGGTCTCCGACTCTAGTTATGAGAGAGAGTCGCGTAAGCTCAGCTTTGTTTCATGCAGGTCATTTAAAAAATAACCTTTGTTCGAGAGTCTCTCCCGACACCATACGCGTGAGCTTACGTGTATTCTTGGTCTACCAAACAACCAACAAACTAATATAGCACAAAGTTATCGCTTTGTCAATACTTTATTTTTTTATTCATTCCCAATCAAATGTAAAATATTCATCAAATACTTTTTTAACTATTTTTGTTTCTATACTGTCGGTCTTGGCTGCTGCTTGCAGTAGCTCTCTCATAGCGTTGAGCCTTTTCCGCATTTCCTCTGTTCCCGCTTTTGTTCGCGGCCTCAACCAATGGTCGTCTATTTTCATTTAGTAGTCTTGTCTTTGTTCTTGTCGTAGGTGGAAAGAAGTTCCAGCCCCTTCTTGGTCAGTTGTCGGCCAAGCGGATCAACGTCGAAAAGCCCATTCTTCGCAAGGAACATCTCGAAGTCGCGCTGGATGACCGTCCTGTTCATCCCTAACTTCGCCGCCAGACTGCCCAACCTAGTGAACGGTTGCTCTGACAGGGTACGGAGAACCCTCATCTCCATGCGGTGCAGTCCCAACGGCATAATGTCCAAAGCGTTCGTTAACCGTTTCCAATCATTCCTTTGGAAGACCTTCTTAACATTCTTCTTACAGTATATGTCGATGTTGGTTGCCATTTTCTGCGCTCCCCGCGCATTGCCGCGAAGCGTAGTTGATATATCGTCAAGGATATTCTGCTTAAATACAACCTTCGTATTAAGTTTGACAATTTCTGCAAGTTCCTCGTTAGAGTATTCCTCCAAGTCGATGCGCTCGCATCTGTCCATTAGCGGTGATGCCATCTTCTGCGATTCGGTAGTTGCGAAGATAAAAGAAATGCGCTTAAAATCAACATTCCAATCGAACTCACCAAAAGAAAACGTATTGGTATGCGATGGGTTGGGGTTAAGAACCGTCAGAAGCGCGTTTTGAACATCATTGGGAATCATGTGACATTCATCCATCATAAATGTTATATCTTTATCCATCAAGTGAGGCATTACTATCTGGTCGAAGAATTGCTCCAAGTTCTTAATCGAAGAACAGTTTATGCTCAACCAAGGCTTCTGCTTGATCTCGCCTTTCTGAACTAGGTTCCGTCCGAATGCCTCTGCCATAGTGGTCTTGCCGCACCCTTTGGGTGCGACAAGCATCATGTGGGGGATCATATTGCTTGCGGAATGCCCTTCGATATAGAATCGCATTTTTCCTTTTGCCGCTGTCTGCCCGACGATATTCGGGAACAATTTTTCGATTAGTGTGGTGGTAGCCATAGTTTTTTTGTATTTAGTTAAGTTTTACCAGTCAGTTTTTACTTCTACTTGAATCTTCTCCTTTTCGTCTATAGTGGCAACTGCTGAATGCTTCACTACGTTCTTCAAGGCGATGGTGTTTGCTTGGAACGAGGACGCTTCCATGTTTAATGCTTCGACGTATCTGCGATTGACTATAACTGATGCTTCTGGTTTGAGGCATCTGTTCAACTCGCAGAGAGAGATTCTTACGAACGATCCCGCGCCTTTTGTTTTTCCAGATTTGCTTGTTCCCGCCATGTCAAGAAAGAGCATACCATACTTCTGGCTAAATGTCAATCAAATAATTAAATGAATTTCAACTCTCTTAAATATTTAAATGAAAATATATCGGCGGTGAATCTACTTATATTATCGTGTTATTGTATTGAGATTGTAATTAGAATAATTCTAAATAAGAAGTATGTAAATCTATCAATCAACTGACAGTTTAACATAGTTATCTTCCTGCTAAAATGTCATTGTTTTAACAGTTGAAAAAATAGATGCTTCTAGGCGGGTTATTTGGCTAAATATCGTTAGTTTTTGGCCCCTTATATATTTAAATGAAAATATATCAGGCTTGTATTTTGTTGTATGTACTTTGTATATCTAGCTGTAGGTTATTTCGGGCCGACTTGTTCATTTTTGGCACTACTATATTTCGAGCAAAGTCGCTCACAAATAGCCCCATATAAATAAATGAAAATAAATGAAAGCTGCCATATATTTAAATGAAAATATTTGGAATGTATTTGATATATTTAAATGAATTTATTTGGCGGCTTACTTTGTTTGTATTTTTCTTCTTTATATTTTGATCATTCGCATTCACAAATACAGTATAGTAGATAGTAGTAATTGCAAAAAACCTCAATAGATTAGTTATTCTAAATAATCAAATGAAAACCCTTATTTATAGAAATAAATTCGACACTACCTATAATATCATTCTAATAAGAAGATAAGAAACAATGTACTTGTTTATATTGCTTTGTTTGTGTTTGGTTTATTGTGTGGGGGGAAGAGGGGGGAAGATGGGTAGGCAATAGCATGAAATAGCAAGAAACCTAAAGAATCTTACCAATCGTCGTTATTCTTGTCTATCTCCCTAGCTTCTGCCAAAGAAGAATAGAGAGAATAACAAAAAACAAAAATACCTAACCAAACTATAACATCTCCCACTTTTTCTGCCTTTCATATATTTTAATGTAATTAAATCCATAATGACTGGTAGTCTATGTTCCAAATGCCTAATCGTTTATTCCAAACCAAACCATGAAGGCTTCGCTCGTTTAGTCCAACTCACAAAAGGTTTATCGTGTTTATAGTAAAGACGATATTTACGAACTGGCGAAAGGTTATCAAATCCATCTATGTTTCGACAAGTCTTATCTTCCGAAATAGCAGTAGTAAATTCAGTCAAGTCTCCTCTTGGGGCAAGTGAATCGTTAATGGCCATGTAGCTCCAAGCAACGAACTGCGATGAGAAATGCTCTGGTTTGTCCCTCCACCTATAGTTACGCTCCCTGCCCATCTCCATTGCGTGTTCTATTAACCACTCCATATTGCCTCTAGTCCTATAACCCCAAAGGGTACATGGATGCTTTGGGTATCCATGCTTTCGGATCGAACCCTTCTGGCTTCGGGGGCAATCTGATTCAGCTAATCTCTCAAGCGGAAAGGCATTAGCCAGCATTTGAGCCGATTCGACAATCATCTTATTGATATGTTTATCGCAAAGATTTCGAGCCGCGACAGTAGGGCTACGGTCGGTAGCAAATATATTCATTGATACTATAAAGAAAAAACTCCGCAATTAAGCGGAGTCTGCTTGTTTGATAGCTAGAAGTAAAGCGTCTATTGTGTCGGAAGGGTTAAATATGCCTTCCTTATTGGATTGGTCGCCCAACCAAACTGAATTAAATATAACTTTTGTTAAGCCGCGCTTCTGCCTCTTAACCTTGATTTTGTCAACTCGTCCATCGAAGGATACATCGTAGTTCTCAAGGAAGGTTCGTTGCGTACCAGTTGGCCGTTTAGCGAAGTGAAACTTTGAACAAAGCTCAACTAGCCTTTTCGCTCTTTGGTTTAATATCTCTTTTTTTTGCATCTCTAATTTTCTTTTTCGCTTTGTTTACCCTATTTATCTCTGCTTTTGCTTTGCTGGCTGCTTTGCTGGCTGCTTTACTTAACTTCACCAACTCTTGTCTATCGGCTTTGTTTTGTTTAGCTGATTCGCGCCCCTCATTCTCTAGGGTAGATTCAGACTTATAGTTGTGTTGCTGGTTGTTCCAACCTGCTTGGATGCCGTTTTTCTTGGCCCACTTCGCGTATGCGTCATCGAATATTTTCTTATCTCCGATTTTTATATCATACGATTGGGCGCAACTATCGACAACCGCCATGTCTGTATTAGTATATGACTCCATAAGGGAAGAAGTATAGCATCAGATTGGGCTATTGTCAAGCCCTTAAAAGACTTTATCCTTTGCTCCACAACACTCTTTCGAGCCAGAATTTCCAAAATTCCTCTTTAGCGCGTCCATTTTGTCCTCTGCTTGGGCTAATTTATCGGTGTATTTATCAATCTCGGTCAATAGGTCTGGATGCTCACCGATTCCTACTGGCGAATTAAAGTAGACGTTGAGGATTGCTCTCGCTTCAACTGCCTCCGCTTCCATTTTGACCATTTGCGCTTCGTATAGACCTTCTCCTAGTTCGTTCATGGTAGCTATTATACCTCTTTAGGGTTGTGAATTATAACATTAAGCAGATCATCTCCCCTGCTTCTCTCTGATTCGTTCTTACTGCTAACTGTATTTCCCGACAAATGCTCGTATGCCCTGCATATTGATACGGGGTCGCACTTTGGGTTGTCGAGCTTCATATAAATATATTTTTTTATATCCTCTAGGGGAATAGTTTTATATTTCATTGATAATATTCTGGACGAAACCTTCTGACTCCGCGAGAATCGCTACTTCATGGGCTAATTCGTCTTGAATTCTTGCACTTTTCATTTTCTTCTGCCCTATCTCATTCTTCTTCCAATGCGGTAACTCCAGAAAGCATTTACGCCAAGCGAGTTCGTATTTCTCCTTGTTTCCCAATTCTAATATCAGAGTCCTTTTTTTGGCAGATTTCATTACCAAGGTTAATTACACTTTCTCCACTTGTGTTAGTTCTTTATCCCAAGGGTTAATTTGAAGTCCTAGTCTTTTTTTACCCTTTTCAATATCTATTATAGGTTCGACAAAATGAGGATAACTTGAATCAAAGATAACCATCCTATTCGACTTGAAGGGGATTTTAACCCAAGCATCAGTATTCATATCTAGCACCTTTTCGCCGTATTTGTAAACCTCATAACTGCCAAGCCCATTGGTATCAATATAGACTGACCCTCCATTCATCTCATCCTTTTCGGGAGACAAGTAGAATGCCGTCGCGTACATCGGCAACACCAAATTGGGTAATGCGCCCTCGTCCTTATCGACATGGTAATTAAGCCCTCCAATGCCCCCTGCAAGGTGTTTAGGGGTATAATCCGCTGGTAAGGCATTGCTCCAAAGCTCAAAGCCAACCAAGGCTGATTCTTGGGACGCTAACAGATGGTAAGCAGTATCGTACCAAATCTTACCGATAACCCGCTTTAAGACGTTCATTAACTTATCGTCACTTTCCTCAAAAACGTCATTCTTTTTAATGAATGTGTTCATTGGGATTGGGTCGTTGGTAAGTTCGTCGGTTAAGAAATCAAGAACCCCTTTGTCCTCAATCACGTTATCAACTATAAGTATTTGATTATTCATTGACTCAATGGCTCAAACCTAAAAGAGCAAAATAAGTAGTGGGTATCTGATACTATACCGTCATCCACTACTATTCTACTGTACTTCGATTGGTCGATCTCGTCTTGGATCATCTTCATAAAAGCGTTTTTATAACCTATAATACCATTGTAATCGTCAGACACGCAAATATAAGTATGAACTGTTTCCGCGCTCTCCACATAATGATATTACTGTTTTGCGGAGCGTTTCACCAAGCAATGTCTCTCCTAGCTTCGTCGGTGAGCGTTATTAGTGATGATCTCAATTCTTCCGATACTGGATTTTCGCTCAAGCCGTTAACTAATTCAAGGTAGTAATCAAAATGCTCGGTAGTTCGACAAACGTCTGACGCGAGTTCGGTTGAGATTCTACCGTTTGGGTCGGAATCAACTACGTTCTTTTTCCATTGCGGAAGTTGGTAGTATAATACTTCCCGAATCACTTGGTATCTTTTACCGAGGCATTGCCTGACATACGCATTGCCTCCTGTCCCGCCGCCCCAGTTAGCTTTAGCTTCGTCTAGGAGGTTTTCCCCTTGCTTCTTGCTCCGCTTGCTCCGCTTGCTGGTCTGATGATTGGTTTTTGATTTTGCCATCTCTATTAGGCGGTCTTGCAGTTTTTTTAATTGTTTTTCAATATCGTCCATAATAGCCATAGTAACACCTTCTTACCAAAAGTCAAGTTTAATCCGTTCCGACAATGGGACTCGGTTCCTCAAATACGAAATCTGACTCGCCGTTTAGGAAGTTAGCCTTACCTGTGAAATTCATCATGTCATCATAGTAGCTCAAATGAATTTCCAAATCTGGAATCTGTTTACTCAAGTTTTCTAACGCTACCAATGGGGGATGCCAAGCGGTATCAAATTCACAGGTATATGCTTTACCGCTTTCGTCGAGGGCTAATTTAGCCCCGCGATTTGCCGCCACTTCTCCCTCGGCGTTTCGCAAGTCCCATTTGGTTCCCCAATGTTGAAGTCTCCAGTTATACCATTCGGGAGGGTTCCCTTTATTCGCGTCAGGATTGCTCTCAAGCAACTTCGGGGGGGTTGGTAGGACTTTCTCAAGCGAAAATTCACCCTTCATCCTAGAGGCAAATTTAGCCAAGGCAACATCGTTACCTTTTACCGTCATTTTGTTTGTACTCCAATTAGGCATTACTTTTTTTGTTGTTTTTTGATTTCTCTCACGAAAATCCAACCTGCAATTATAGCAATGAATATCGGCGTGAGTAGTGTCGGTAGAGGTTCCATATAAATAAATAAAAAAATATCCCCCCCGCCCAAGACTTATATTGAGCGAGGGGGATTTGAGAGCTACTTTACGCTTCGACGGTCGAGTCCAACTCTTGTTGCGTTGCTGTCGTTCCCTCTGTTTCCTCTGGCGAGGGGAACTTGTCATGTGAACCGTCAATTGGAATACTCCAATTCGGAAACCAGCATTTCGTTCGCCTCAAGACCGATATTTTACGGTCTTTGTAGTCGGCGTGAATAGCTGAAACCATCCGAAAGTACAGTTCCTCCACTTTGCCCATGCCGTTACTGACTACCCCTCTATTGTTTATGAGGTAATCACGAACTTGCGAAGCGGGATCGTCTTTTGGGATATGTACGATCTTGCCTTCCTTGTCAACCTTATAGGGGTTCAGTATTCGCTCGACAAAAGACGTAGCTTTTTCGGGTTGAAGGTAATAGTATTGACACAATGGGGTTGCTGCTCCCGTCAGGCGAATGAACTCAAACCTATTATACCCTCTGGAACTTATAGTAACTTCGGAGGGCATATTTCGAGTCATTTTCTCAAATGCCGCGAAAGAAGCAAATATCCTTTCGTTTTCGCAAAGCACTCGCTTAATCTCGTCCGTCAAAGCGTCTCCGCGAGCCGTATCTGGATGACAAAGCACAGCAGAACTATTATTAGTAGTCGTGATTGTTTTTCGCCATGCCTTCATCCAACTGACAACTTTTCGACAAATCGTATGACCCTTTGCTCCCGCTGGAATATCCAATTTGGAAGAAAGGAAAAATTCAAACTCCAAATCGTCGTGAATCTGCCTAGAAGCACCTCTGTCGATTGTCTTGTGGGACGCGACAGGTTGACCAACATTCGCCATAGTCTTCAAGGGTAATTGAGAATTATAGCAAGCCGTTAAACGATGCCCTCCATCCTCGATTTTGCCATCGGTGTTTACGATAATAGAGCAACCGTTCAACTCCCACTTACCGGCGAGCATCGCTTTGCAATACTTGTTCAAGACGTACACCTTCGTCAGTCGATTCCGAGGCATACAATACTTAACAGCGTAATGTGCTAATTCGGGAGTTATGGTCGCCTCAAACCCTTTAGGGGTTGCGGAAACGAACTCCTTCTTCCAAAGCGTCTCAAGTTCGTCCTTTTTCGCGTCAGAAAGAGGGATGTCTTTCAAGCCGCTCGCAGAACTTACCTTCTTAAAAGTCGAGACTTTCTTCTCTTGAGGCTTTTGCTCCGATAGTGGTAGGGACTTATTCAAGACCTTGTTGATTGAGTCTTGTAGGGATTTGTTGTCCTTGTTTTGCGTGACAGAACCCTCAACATCGTTCGCGTTGGTGTTGGTGTTGGCCGCGCCCTTACTGGTAACTTCTTTCGATATGTGCATAACTTTGATTAGGCTAACATAGTTTTGGTCTTTTGTCAAGAGTTTTTTTTGGGGAAAGTTAATCTTTCTTTACCGCTATGTGGACTTGGGTCTTTTTATCCTCGCTTATAAAGCCCTCGCTGACTAAATATTTCATTGTTTGATTAGCGTAAGCATTGGCTTTTTCTTTAATTGCCTCCTTATCGGGTTCATCTGCCCACTCGTCATCAGAACCTTCTGATAGGTCAATAGGTAGCAGTACAGAGTACCTGTCGTCAAATTCTTTGATTTTGATTTGCCTACCTCCAACTTGGAATCCCATTTCTTTTTTCATGTTATAGTAATTCGTACTGTTCGATTTCCATGCCTTCTTCCTGCTGAACGAGCATGAGCTTACCACTAGGCGCGGTACTGCCATTATCCAAGTTAGTATCCTTAATAGAAGTGACTTCATTACCTTTTACTATAGTCACTTCTGGCTTCGATTGTTTTCTAAACCAATTTCGTTGAGCAACCCTAAAGGCGAATCGTACAAAAGCGAAGGCGTAGACCTTTCCTAATTCGATCTCAACGTCACCTTGGGTAATTTTGAACTTCTTGGTTTCGTCATCCCATTCAAATGAGCTATGTTTTAAGTTTCGTGTGATTTTCATGCTAAATAAATAAATTAAAATATATCAAAGCGAGTTGTTTGTTTATTCTGACCAATTCTCGCAGTCTCCAAAGTACCTCTCGACATTTTCGGAGTGATGCCCAACAGCAAGGGATAGCTGCTTGAAGGCTTTGAACAGATCCAAGATATGTTCGATTTCACCTTCGTGAATCCACTTATCTTTATCATCTTCGATAGTTATTCTCATTAGTATTAGATTTAAGGCTTTCGAGAGTTATAATATTTTTTATATAAGCTCTGTAATGTAATTGGTCTATTTTATCAAGAGAGTCGTAAGGAACGAGCAAGATGCTTTTTCTTTTGCTCTCGGTAGGCAACTGCTTTCTGTCCAGTTCATTCCTAATCTCTCCCACATTTCTTCTCGTTCTTTTTGCAATTGACGGCATCTGTCTTTCAGTTCCATCTTATCTCCCTTGTCCTCTATATGCTTTGACATAATTTTTACTTTTTTTGTTCCAAGAGTTTTTACTTTTCGAGTTGACTCCTTTTCTCTTTTTCTTGCCTTTGCCGAAAGTGATTTTGTTTGTTGATGTATTCGCTGCCATTACTTAATTTCCTCTATTGTATCCTTAATGTAATCCAATGCTATTTTAAGACTCTCCATGTCCATGTTTGAAGGTAACTCCCCTTGGAATGAAAAACCGAAAGAATGACCATTATAACGAGTCATCGGTAAGGTTACTCGGAGTTTTTTATCAATGTAAGTATATGTTCTTCCTGTCGAGGTATTGCCCAATGTGCTTGTTTTCCTTTCCCCGTAGAAATAAACTCCTACCTCCCCCGTTCTCTGGTTGCGAAACCTGACGGTAATTGCATTGGCGGGAAAATTGTAAGTTGAACCTTTAGTTATGATTTTAGAGGGGTCAATATGTGGATGCCGCTTAATAAAAGAGTTGCCTTCCCAATGCACCATCTCGACCGTCTCGTTCCACTTCTCCAGATAATCGGGACGAAAGGGGTACTCTAGCGTTTTTTGGATTTGCTTCATGTTCTGTTCTATATGTCTAGTTTTTAATCCCATTTTACTTAATACCCTAAACAGGTGGTGATTGTTTTGCTCCTATTAGTGGGGCCGTCCACGGTTTGCTGCCTTGATCTCTTGTTGATGCTCTACGCTTTTTAATACCATTAGCTTTACGGTATCTTTTAAGTTCTTTTCTTTTAAGTTCTCTTTCGGGTTTCATGCCGTGTTTGTTTTTATAACTCCGAATCACTTACCCGCTTCACCAGAAGGTAGGTTAGTATTAGTGTTATTAGTATCGGTATTATAATAGTCATTTCTGTCTTTAGACCTATGGTCGTAAATTTGTTCTAAAATTTTCCTTGAATAACGGTTATCTTGTTTTAAAAGTTTGTTGCTCTGTCGCCTTGACGTTGGTATTTTGTTTTTTCGCTTCCATTCGATTATCATCCTTCTTATAAGACTTCTACGGTGCTTGTCCGCTCTGGTGAGATGAAAACCTTGGCAATGTGGGCAGGGGTAAAAGTTTAGGGTTATCTTTTCTTCGTCGTATTTTTCAACAAGTTTAAGCATCACTTCTTTCATGCCTTTCAACTTTGGCTTGTCGATACAACTTTTAAATACTCGTTCTTGCTCTTCTTTATCTAAAGATAAGAACCAAACTAAATTTACTCTTTCCCCTAATCTTTTAAGAGTTCTTCTTGGTTGGTCATTCATCGTAGATAGACTGTATCACGATTTTACTAAAAAGTCAAGAATATTATGGACGAGAATTCTGCTCGCTTAAATCTATAGGTTGAAGTTTCATCTCTTTTGCTGCTCCATCATCGGGGGCGATTTTAGAGGCCACATACTTCCATCTTTCATCGTCAACCGTTTTTACCCTCATGTCTTTTTCAAAGCTGTTGGGGTAGTAGATTGTCGTTGTTACTCCGTTTGCGTCTGCGAAGTAGATTTTTTTATAAACCACTTCTTTTTTAGTTACGCATCCTGTCGCAATCAACGATATAAATAAAAGTAATAATATCGCCGCCATGATGTTCAATATAAACTTCGATGATCTCATTTTAATTTTTGGATTCTTCAATTTTTGTTAGTATAGTGGCTATTGGATCGGCTACTAAAACAGTAGCACCTTTCATCAATACTTCTGTATATGTTCCCACATACCCTGCATCGTCTTTTTGAGAATTACCTCCTATATCTTTATAGGAAACTTCCCTAAAGCCGTTGATCCTGTTCGTATTCAAGGCTACTTGGCCTTGAAACCCATCTCTATCTGGTGTTTGTGATAATGTAATATACATAATTAAACCTTAATTTCTTTTCCGTTCTCGTCAACTACTTTCATTCTCTTGCGGGTTTCCTTTTGTACTGTATCCCTCAAGGAAAGTAATTCATAACCTATCTTAACTAATGTTCTCCGCTTCATGCAACTTTCTCCCGCCGCTAAACTGTTTACAAACATATCTATAATTACCGCTAGTTCATTTGTCCTTGGGCAATCCTTATCGTGCAACTCGCTTATGCGATTAGTTCCTTTGCCGTAATAATTATTCTTGGCATAATACTTATGGCTCATCTTATCGGAATAGCGTCTTTCTCCCTCGTCCATAACCCTTGTGAGCTTGGAAGCATAATTTGTTTTTTTCATCGACTTCTTGGTTGGGTTTCTTTTGCTATTACTTTTGATTTACTCTCTTGCTCGCACTCGTCGCAAATGAAAGTCATGTTGTCGATGCCGTGAATATCTTCTTCTATGTTTATGAGGGTTACATTGTCGGCGGCATTTATCCACTCCAAACATTTCAAGCACCATACCCAACTCTTTGATTCTGCAAATGTCATAGGTCTGCAATGTGTTCTATATGTTTGACCTCCCATGAGGATACGGAAGAACCTCGATTTTTGCTAATTTTAGAATCGGCTTTTAGCATTTCCTTCGCTGCATCTTCTGCATCAAGGACATTCTCCGCCTTGACCGTATAGGAAACAGTATCACCGTCTACTTCAAAATCTACTATATATGTCATAATTTTCATTCTTATCACCAAGCTATAACGATTCTAAAAAAGCATTGATGTGGCGGCAATTCATCCCAAGTCCAGTAAGGCGAAGTCATTGCCATTTTGTAAGTGCCAAGGTGAACCAAATCAGTCCATCTGTTCAAGTCCTCGGAGTATTGCAGTTTATACATTATAAAAGGCTCCAAGTTTGTTAATTCAAAGTAGATGCCGCTTTCCAAGCCATAAGCATTACCGTTCGGCAAAACCTTTTGTTGCTTAACTTTTAATTCAAGCGAAGCAGCGTTTACGCTAACAGTACAAGCCAGTAAGAAAGTTATAATTTTTTTCATTCTCAACACGGTTGATGCCCCGAATCGTTTTCTTTCAACTCTTTTTCAAAATTTTCCATAGCAAGTTCATCAGCTTTTGCTTCGTGCTTGTTTAATGCTTCAACAATTATCGCAGCAAGGTAATGAGTTCTTTTTCTTTCTTTCGTAGTATAGCATTCGCCAATGAAAATAGCGTCTGTCTTGAAGGCTAACTGACCGTTAAGTCCCGTAGAGTTTGTTACCCAAATCTCCATGCCTTGTTTTCTTTTTTCAATTGTCCAAATCATTTTATCATATTGTGTGAATAAAAATTGGCGTAAAATCCCCAACATAAGAACCTACAACATTGAACTCCATGTATTCATGCGCGGCGGGAAAAGTCATATCATCCCTCTCCATTAAAACCTTGAGGCATTTGTTATAGTCGTAAACAGCACAAGCACCAGTAGCCTCATACCCAATGATTGCTTCATCAAAACCGTCTGCGAATAGTGCGTCAGGATTCGCTTCCGCTACTTCTTCCTTTTTCGTCAAACTGATTTTGTCTGTATCCATATCGCTTGTCATCGTGCTAATAATATAATTTCATTCAAAGTTGTTAAAGCCTCGTACCATAGGAGAGCAAGAACTGACAAACATAACAAAGCAGTAATTCCTTTCCATTTCTTTTTCATTCATCTAAATATTTTAATAAAATTAAATACCATGCCATTCCTTTAATATTTAGTCCTTTGCGTGATTTTTAATTCTTTGGTACTCCAAGCTACTTTTTTGGGCTAGGTCTTTTACTTCTTCTAATGTTTCTTTAATGTCGGTTCTGCTCCAACGAGTTGTGACTATCGTATTGCCGCCATTTCCTCTTTCCATAGAAACGACCGTATCTAAATTGAACAATAGTTCATGGTCGTTTAGGTCTGTTACTGTTATTAAATGTGCCATTTACTTTATGTCTTTAAATTTTGCTATAATTTCGCCTTGTCCTTTGTTGATATTTTTATCACAAATAACTAATTCAACATTATCTGTCTCACCGTAGATGTTTTGGTACGTTTCAACCACTTCCGCATCGGGAATGTTTTTCCAACCAACGAAACCTTCCCAAAGTATCCTAATCAAATCCTTATCTTTCCGCCCTAGTTGACTTAATCCTTCAAATTCAGACCCATGCAGGGTTTCGCGCATTTCATCAATATCTTCTTTCGAGAATTTGTCAGGCCCAAGGATTTTCATGCCGCTTTGTGTTCGTATCTATGTTTGCGAGATTTGATCTGATTCTTTACTCTCATTCTTTGGACAATAGCCCTAGCGTCTTTCAACTCCATTTCCCTTGGCCAAGACACTTTTCTTCCCTTCGCTTTCTCTACCGCTTTATCCAATGACTCTTTCATTCCTCCAGTTTTGGGTTCGGAGTAAGTCGAAAAACCTACTTTTATGGGGAGTGAATTTATCTTTTTGTCCGTTGCCCATTCTAGGGATGGATATGCTTTCCCTTTTTCAAAAGGACTGTCGGCAATTTTCAAGTTCCCTTTAGAGTCCTCAATAATTCTTTCTATAGTTGCTTTATCTAAAAGGCGATTGCAGCTAGAATTAGGGTTGAAATTAGAACCATACAAACATTCCTTCCAGTTGTCATCGACAGTTACGCATTCGTGAGTCTCTTTTCCTGCGAGGACTCTGCCAACGCCTCCTTTTTGACCTTTGTATCGTAAGTCTTGAAACCAATTTCCTGCAATAGAAACTGCTTCTGATCGTCCTTTGCAAGTAACCAACCTATCCCATACAAATTCCCCATCTACGTTTCTTACTGTCGCGGTTTTAGGAGAAGGATAAGGTGCATCCAATTTAATCTTTATAGAATAAGTCCTAATCCTGTTTGTCGTTGCCGCTTCCCCCTCGGAAAGAGGTTGGCTTGGTAAATCAATCCATTTCGCGTTTGTTTTTTTGAATGCTATTTTTGTTTTCATGTTGCTATTAAGTATTCGATTGAATTACTGAAATCTAACTTTTTAAATTGGTCTTGCACCAAGCTGTCGATTTTCAGTTTTTCGACTCCTTCTTTTTCTAGGCTTTCGCGCTTTTCGTCAAATATCCCTTTCAAGTTAAATAGTTCAGTCATCAGTTGTTTTTGAATCCTGTTTATATTTTCTACGCGAGAACCTAACGAGCGGCTTGCTTCTTGCAGTATCTTTTTTTCTATTCTCGGAAGTAGATTGCTACCGTGATTTTCATATACTTTTTCTGTAATTTCTCCCAGTAAATCCTTAACAAAGGTGTCCCAATAAATTTCTTCTTCTATGTCTTTGTTCCCTTTCAGTATTTTTTTGTACTTGGAATATCCCGCGCTGTTGTCGTGAAAATTTACGCATCGGAAATGATTTAATTGGATTTTACCATACTCTCCCATCCCCCCGCAAGCGTCACCTAGATGTTCAAAATTTCGTAAAACACTTATAGCAAGATACTCTGCTAAATCCATTCTCTCATCGAATTTTCTTCTCCGACTATCTTGAAGCTCTATCTCATCTTCACCATCGTACTCCATTCTGAATTTCTTGCTCCACACTAATTCAATCTCACTTTTTCTATAACCTTTTTTTGGGGTAGCTAATCTACTGTCAAGGTGAAATTGCCCTGTCTGGCCAGCGTAATAGTCGCCTAAATTCCATTCGTTTGTCAGGTCGGCTTGACGATAACCGTTCCAGCGTGTTCCATTGTGCTTCCATGCTTCTGGTTTTGTTGACCAGATATAGATAGTCCTTGATAATGTGTAATAAGTATAACTCATGCTTCTAATACTTTGCTCCAATAGCGTGAGTTTTTACGGTTTTGTTTCCTGTCCCAATATATGCACCTCGCCATGTAAGGTGCTATGCCTCTTTTTCTGCTTCTCTCTACCCAATCATGTTCTATAATATGATAGTATTTGTGGGCTTGCTTTTGTTCCAAACCGTACAAGCGAAACAAATGAACATCCATACAAGCGACTTCTGCATCGTTCGGAAAAAGCATCTCTATGGCGAAGGAGGATTTAGCTTTGCCCAACCCTAGAATACCTTTAGCAAGCCTATCGCGCCAATTAGTCCATCTCTCCCCTTTTTGCCTAGCCACATAATTCCTCGGAGAGTCCCAAAAATTATCGTGAAAAAGATTGATATAGTTAGCCCGATTGTTGTGCATACCAACTCTAGCCTTGTAGATTTTTCCCCGTAATACTTCACGATTTCCTCCCCATTCCTTAAAGTCTTTTACACCATTATAGCCCAAACAGTTCATTTTCCAAGTTGTGTGAACCGACATGAAAGCAAAAAGGTATCTTTGGAAAATCTCTGTTTCATTTTTCGGTTTTACTGTTTCCCAATAGTTGGAGTAGGTTTGAGCCTCCTCATCTTCTATTGAGTCAAAAAAAGTGTCTAGCCTGTCTCCTATAGTTTGCATTTAATTTCTTTAAAATATATGGTTGAGGTTGCGTGATTATAATAAATCAATCTCCTTCTTCCATTGGGGCATCTTCAAAAGCCTCTGGAGGTTCTTCTTTGGAGTTGGTCAACTCCTTGAGTAGTTGGGCAGTCTTTTTATTCTTCATGCCTTTTAGCCTGTCTTTGTATCTCCCTATTTTTGCGTCAAATCCCGCAACGGTTTCTTTGAGGGACTCAACTTCTTCCCGCAAGTCGCATTGTATCTCCGCTTCGCTATTCATTATGTTGAGCAATTCATCCCTCACTTCTTCAAGTGCTATTTCAAATTGTTCGGCATCCATCGGGCCAACTGACTTACCGTATTCTCTAAATACGGAATGTAATTTGGTTGCGGAATTTATTAAATGCAATCCTACGCTTGGAATCTGATATTGTTTCATTATAAGGAACGGTTTAAAAGTAGTTTTATTAATCAGCATTGGATGTTTGTATTGTTTAATTTATAAGATACTTGTTAAGGACTTACATTAGAACTGCCTAGTGCTAAACGCCTCAACAAGTAACCTATGACTACCAATCGCTAGGCTTGAGAATCGCTATTGCGTCTCTCAAATTGTCTTTTCGCCGCTTCGTAACCAGCATTATAAGCGTCTGCCTCCGCTGATTCATCCCCCGCTGATTCATCCTCACCGTAAAGTGGTTCTTCCAGCTTCCTTTCAAAGTGGGCAGCAACTTTATATTTGCTAGTGCGAAGTTTCTGGCAGTCACAATCGTTTGGAACGCTGACAACATCAGCGGGATTGATTTCGACAACCATCAAGTGTCCTCCGTTTCCATACCCCTTGGCGTAATCCAAGGAACCAGCATGAAAACCTTCAGAGCATCCAATGTAAGCATCGTCGCAGACGTTTCTTCGAGGCATCTCGTTTGTGTCTCCGACTTTGTTTCCGAATTTGCCAGAATGCCAATCTGTATAATCCTCCCTCACTCCCTTGTAGGCTAGGAAGTTGCCGTCAGGGGTCAGAGGCATCGCTTTATGCTCCAAGAAGGAGTATAGTTCGTTGACTGCCCTCCGAGAAGGATTCTCCATTAACTTGTCCAAGAAGTTGACGAGTGGTTTGTAAGGTAAGCTATTGGACATAAAATCAAGGATTCTATCTACAACATGGTTGTGAACATTTTCGCCTTTGTATAGGACTACCCCATCTTTGACTTCAATATTTCCTTCTGAAAAATTGACTACTGCTTTTGGAGTGTCGAACATTTCCTCTAGGAGTTCGTATTGCTCGTCTGCCAACGCTTTCTTTGCGTTTTCAAATGAGGGGTTGGTTGACTCCATTGTCATGGACTTGCCGTTGGTAACAACCGTTAGTGATTTATCTGTTAGTATATATGGTATGGACATTTAATTTAATGTATTTATATTAGTTGGTTTTGGTGTTCTATATTTTTACTAATTCTTTGTTTTTAGTAAGAGTCTCGTAAGTTTTATCTACTATGTTTTGGGCCTTTTTTTTTGCCCTGTCCACTTCTTCAAATATGTTTTCGGTATGAAAAGTGCAATCAATTATATTGAGGTAGTTTATAACGCCTTCCGCAAATTTCTTTTTCCATCTATAGCCAAAGTTGTAATCATCAAGGTATCTCAACAAAGGGTATCTTGATAATGTTTTTTCCAGCAACTCCTTTAAATTAAATGAAGGTTTGTTGTCGCATAGTGCGGATTTGATTTTCTTTCTGCAATCATCTTTTGAGGGAAGCATATCATGGTCTAACCTCATTGAGCTTATAACACGCTCTAGGCTATCTATTTTATCCTTGTCCCTGTCGTTGAGCATTTGAAAATGGGCTTTATAGTATTGACCGAAGTAGGAATCTTCTGATACCAACTTTTCCTCTATTTTTAGTTCGATATTTTCGCCTCCTAATTTTGAGGAATGAGTCCCTGCGATATTTAATATATCCGTTCCTTCGTTTGTATCTAAATGGTGAAGCGCAACTCTCCTATCGACATATTGCTGGCCTAATTTACCGTCTTTAAGAGCTTCTTTTATCTTGTCGGTTGCCCAATCTATAAAATGAGTCCAGTTGTCGCTACCGTCAACCTCGTTCCACTTCGCTTCATCTTTTCCGTTCTTGAAACAGAATATTTTGGGAACCTTAATTCCAATCTTCTTTAAACTTTTAATATGCTCGATATAAACATGAGGATGGGTTTCGTCGTTTCCGCTTTTCCCTCCGACGAAAAATTTGCTGATTTTGAGGTAAACGCCTTTGTCGTTCTCTATGTCTACCGCATCCTCTGTAAAGAAATTGCTTCTGCAATTTTCCCATCTACCGCTTTCGGAATCTTGGTCTAGGAAAAACTCTTTGGTTGTGTGCTTCGTGCTTTTCATTGCGGGATTGCTTTTGCCAGTAGAGTTGGACGGGTAAATGTCCCTCAACTTGACAAACGGCAAACTATCCAATGAAACTAATTTGCAATCTAATTTGTTTTTATCTAAAACCTTTTTCTTTATAGTGGTGCTGGTAAACTTTATGAGATATACATTTTTGTATATTTTTAAATTTTCGTCCCTGCCTTCGTATTCTTCCATCAAAGGCGCGATCCTATTGAGTCTGCCTATGTGAGATGGCCTATCGTCTTGAATAACCATCGTATCTTCCGTATTCGCTATAATGTTCTTTAACTTTTCCCCTCTAATCCTTTTGCTTCTTCCGTATCGGGGTTTGTTATAATGGAAAACATCGACTTCTTCGCCTTCCTTAAATCCTTGGAAAGAGAAATCGGTATCATCTAATTTTATACCGTTCCAAACAACCCCTGCCTTTGAGACAATATCACTTAAACTATAACCTACTCCCCCGTACTTGAAAGTCTCACCATAGAAGGATTTGGCTTCCCAAAGAGTTTTGCACTCGTCGAATCTTTTGCCAACGGCGGTTGGAATTTGTTTTATAATTTCGTCCAGTTTCTTTAAAATATTCTTTTTAGTGGATTCTGTATATTGCAACGCTTCCCGTGAAGCGGATATTTCTAAATCCCCTATATCAAAGTTGAGTTGAATTGATGTATCAATTAAAGATGATCTCGCGCTTTCGTTATCGTCCTTCGCCCCATATCCATTTTTGGTTACTTGTAATGTGTATTGGTCAATCGGGTAGGCAATATTGCCCATGACCGCAACTGCCTCGCCTTGTCTGAATACTTTCCATCCTTCGCCTTCTACTAGGATTCCTCCTTTGCCTACTTTAGCGTTGTAATCTTCAAGGTCAACGCCTTTTACGTTTGGCTTCACTTTGAAGTAAGCAAATAGGTCTACTGCTTTTTGGAAAAACTCTTCGCAATCGTCTTTCTTGACGGGAATGACTATCTCTATTCCGCTTTTTTCTTTAGACTTCTCTTGGGAAAGTTTAGAAATTCTTCCAATTTGAGAAGGATCAATGAAGGCATTATAGGAAGTTTTGTTTCCGTTGAAATAGGAGTTGATTATAAAATTATCACCGTAAGCAAATGCTGACTTGCAACCCAATCCTAATTGACCAATCTGCTCGTTTGTGCCTCGCTTGGTAGACTCACCATACATGGCGTAAACTTCACCAATTTCATTCTCGCTCAATCCTCTACCGCAATCCCTAACCTTGAACTCTAGGGAAAGGGGGTTAGGGAGGGTAATTTCAATTGGTTCGTCGCCATTACCGATTTCAACATGAGCGTCTACCGCATTGCAAGAATACTCCCGAATTACTGCCAGAACTTTATCTGAATAAAGTTGGTTCCGTAAGACGTTAAAGATGTGGGGCAACCCTGACTCCTTAATGCCAAAGCTATAAGAAGTGAACTCTTGCGATTGCTCTAATGTTAGGTCTGACTTTTTGGTAATCATAAGACGAGCATACCTTACCACAGGTTTGCCCGTTTGTCAAGACCTTTTTCTTTTTTTAATTAAACCATCCACCGAAAGCTATTCTTTTTCTTTCGCGATGCTGGTCTAAATCGCTATCAGCTAGGACAGTAGACACGAAGTGGGGAACTCCTTTTTTTTCTTTAGGAACGTCAAATACCTTTAAGTTATTAAACTTTGGAGTTATAACTTTCTTGCAAGTAACCCAATCATCCTCCAGTATGAACAGGTTCCCGCCGAAAACTGGACTCCAATTTTTTGCAAAATCTAATACTACCCCAATTTGACCGTTTCCATCATCGTGATGCGCGGATAGGAAATCCCCTTTCTTATACCAACTCGAAAAATGCCCAGAATCGGATGATATTTTCCTCCCCGACAAATCCGACAGGAAGCTGAACATCTCGCTTGATTTAAAGAATTCTCTTATATCGCACTCGCCGCAACCGCATAAGTTTTTATGGTCATCTGTAGTGCGGTGGAAAAAGTAACAAAAATCGCCTTTGTCAAAATGCTTCAAGCAATGTTGATAAACCTCACTCTTATCTTCGTTTTCGCTTTGATATGTTACTTCGTTCTTGCTTGGGTCTACGTTAGGCAGCGATGCTGCTCGCCACCAATCTTGAGGCATTTTTTTGAAATAAAAGTCATGGCAAAATTCAGCAAAATCCTCCAAAAGAAAGTCCTCTACCTCTATAAAGGCGTTTTTTAAAAAGCTACTTTTTAGTTCGGATACGTTTTTAAGGACTTTAGGGTTTATCCTTTCTTTTCCGAGTTTTATTCCTACTTCTTGGGTTTTGTGCTTTAAGGAGATGGTTTCAGCCATAAATATTTTAATTAAATTATATCAATCCTTTGCACTCTTTTAAAAACTCGTTAATCTCTCTCTCTAGTTCCTTGGACGCTTTCGCTTCGATTTGCCCCCTGTTTGATAAAAACTCAATTTCCCTAATGATTTCTTGAAGTTCTTCCTCTAGTTCTTCTTCCGTCTCAAACGGATCAAAGGATAAACTGTAACTGTTTTCCTCTTTCTCTTTTTTCTCCCATGCGTCTAGTTTGTTGAAGGATTCGTTCATTCTCTCCTCCCACCAACCAACGCTATCGTTTAATACTTTAGCCTTTTCCTTTAGTCTCAAATCCTTTTCTAAAATGTAACGCTTATTTGAAAGATCCTTACCGACAAATAACTCTGAAGCGGCTTTACGCTTATTTGGCTTTTTCTCGTTCATAGGTCTGACTATAATTACACGTTTATTTGGCTTTTTCTCGTTCATATATATACGTTTATTTGGCTAAAAATCATTCGCTTTTGAAGCTTCTTCATAGTCTTCAATTAAAGCTTCAAGGGATAGGACTGCGTCATTTACGTCGTAAATAAGGTCTTCTCTTTTTTCTTTTTCTATATGCCCTAGGTCAAGCTGGAGCAAATATTCTATAAAGTTTTCGATCTCGCTTCTCATCTTCATTATTATATACGTTTATTTGGCGTTTTTTCATTCATATTTAAGGTTTTTACTTTCTCCATTATTCTGCCGTATAGAGTTTCCGGCCAAGCTGTGGCCCAGTCGAAGCTCGTAATCTTTGAAATAATTGAGCTTTTCTTCTTATTTGGGTTTTTAAACCCTTCTATGCCTTTTCTGTTTTGTCTCTGTTTGGTTTCCCATAAATGTAGGGTTATTAGTTCTTTTGGTATAGGCTTGTTCTTGATGAAGATGCTCGGTATGTCGTCCCAAGAGGGTAAGCAAAACGAAGAAGGCTTCTCTGCGCGAACTAATTCTTTGTTTTTTTGATACAGTATACTTGGGCCATCAACGGCATAGCTTGGCCAATTATCCGGATCGAAAAGCATATCAGCCGAATCTATCCATTTTCTTATAAATTCAGAATTAGGTTCGGCGAAAATAATAGCATTACACAACCTAGGGCCACCTTTATAATCCTTTCCTTCGGTTGCTATAACGCAGCGATGATCCAACAAGTGTTTGTATGGGGAAACGCAAATCGTGTCTATATCAAAATATATACCACCGCAACTCTCTAATACCTCTAGTCTAACTTTGTCCGCTTTGTGGGCAAGTTGACGAATCGGCTTACCTCCTAACGTTGTGGGGGGATAGACTTTATTGGATTCTACCAACTTTTGGGTTTCGTCCCACCACTTGCCGGTAGGTTCGTGGGTATAGTGGAAATAAATTTTATCGGGATTGTTTATCAATTTCGCGGAAAGGATCGATAAATAATAAGCAAACAAAAAATCGTACTCCTGCTCCTCTAAACCATAAACAAAATGGACAATATTAGGAATCATTCAAATGTGAGGAGTATAGCCTATTGTGGCAATTTTGACAGAGCTGGCCAACGCCCTCTATGTAAAAATATCTAAAATCTATATGCTCGAATTCGTCGTATTCGGTCTCGGCGTTGCAAGAAACGCATTTGTCGCGTTTATTTGGCGTTTTTTCGTTCACTTTTGACTCTCGCGCACACATCTTATTTGGCTGTTTTTCGCTCATAATTGAAAGATACTTTTTTAATATTGGTTTCTGGGAAGTGGTGGGCCTAGAGGGTTTATGTTATTACTTAATGCCAATGTGTTACTTTATCCCCATGTGCATGTCTCGCGCTTGGGTTGATTTATTAAACAACTTTAAGCATTGTATCATGTACTCGGCTAGTATATAGTCTGGGGTATCCGAATCGGCTTCCATACAGTAGGTGTTGATTAACGATAGAAGTTCTTTTTTGAAAGCTTTCTTCATGTATTTGTCTAAGCCGTCTCCTTCTTCGGCCTTCTCCTCGCGAATGGTGCAAGTTGATGCTACGATTTGTTTTTTTCTTTCTTTAGTCATTTAAGTACCTCCATAGATCTCCTTTTTTTCTGAAGTCGTATAAGATTTTGCTTTTTGAGTCTGCCGGATTTTTTTTATTAGTGAGTAGCTTTTCCTCTTCTGAGAGATCATAACTATAGATAAGAGGCGGGTCTGGCTCTTCATGAATGTACCACGAAAGAATTTCGTGCTTATCTTTAAATTGAGACTCTAAAAGAATATCTATAACCTTATGAAGCTCGTCGGTAATTTCATAAGCGTCTATTCCTAGGTGGTAGAGCTTGCTGATTTTTTCTTTTTGAGAAGCTAATAGTTTGATTATCTCGTCTAATTTTTTTTCTGTCATGCTGTTTTTATTCCTCTGATCGTTATCCCGTCGAATTCGACGGGATTAGCTCCATAAATCGTAAAAATACTTAGCAAACAAATCTAACCCGCATTGAACTCTCTTTTTATGCTCTTCGCAGGGGGTAAAATCATGCGGCCTATCATCTATGGGGGCGTATTGAGTGGACCCATCGCTGAATTCTGTTCGGCGGCTTTTGGGGTTGTAGTTCTCTGGTGGGATAGGTCTAATGTCGTCATCGTAATGCTCAAGGCTCCAAATAATTTTATCTATTTCTTCTTTCCATTTTACAAGCCCTTCGTCGGAAGCGTCTGCCTCACCGTATCTCTTCAGTTCGTCAGTCAAGTCGGGAAAGCTCTGAGTATTATCCCGAAGGAATTTTAA